AATAACAAATCATCTACAGCACCTGTATCGAAGTAGCTTTTAAACTCTTCTTTCACAGTCGCATAGACAGGCTCAGGGGAGATGAAGTTATACTTGTAGTAATATGACATTTATTTTATTTTTTCCATTCACGATAAATATGTTGATATTGATCGTTGGTTTTTAGGTAGTGAGATAACAACCGAGAGGTTGTACGAGAAGGTTTAAAGTACCAGAGTTTCATATTCTTGAATCTAGCTGATTCTCTAAACCACATCCATCCAAAGAAATATCCTTCAGTATGGTAATTAAAGTTGTAGATTATTTTACCCTTCTCTTTAGATCTTTTCCAATCAACTGGTAAGTTAACATATTCCTTACCATCGATCAGTTTCATCTTCTTCCTCTTCTTCTTATTGATTGAGAAGTCACCAAATCCAAAAGGAAGTTTGGCTTTCTCTCCAGTTTCTAGAATATAGTTCTTGAAGCTCTCATTATACAAATAGATGATGTTTCTCCATTGGTCAAATGAGATTTTTACGGAAGGGTTCTTTTTACAGAAATTATTGTAGTTTTCTTTACTGGAGCTTCTCCAATCAACTTTTGTTCGCATTAGTTTGCATTGGTTGTGTTTGGTGCTTGACCATCCACCCCATCTGATGTTTGATCTGTCTTCAATCTGAAGTAGGTTGATAACAGCTTTTGAGATGTCAGTTCTAGCACTTGCTTTTCTAAATAACCAGGGCAGCCATATTCTTTATCTAGAGGATTTTTACAATAGTCTTCTAGATTAATATTATCACTGCAGCAACACTCAGCAAACATGATCTCATTAGGAACATCTTCTTCAAAGAAAGCAGAAATTCTAACAGCTTGTAATAAAGGATTATTTACATATAAATATCCTCCATTAGCAATCCAGTAGTACTGCTCATTCTTGATGATTGGAAGTTTTAAGAGATTTAAATATCTATTGATAGTAGTCTCTTTCAACTTTTTGCCTTGCCCACTCATAGCGTTTATTGAATAAACACCTTGAATGAGGTATTGATAATTACCCTCACATATACGAGGAAGTTTATACTTTGTTCTAGCAACAGTACAAGGATCCACATAATCACAACATTCAGAAATAGGAACTTCTACCAATTCCAAACAAGGAATGGTAGTAAACAAAGTATCAGTAGCCCAAAGCTTTCTGAGATTTGTCTCACGTTTTACTAATAAAAGTGTGTTGTTCTTAATCTCAGATGCAACCACTCTATCAGTGATTAAGTTATCTGTTGATAACAATTTGTGCATTGCACGCACATCTGAAACTAATTTCCTTAAAGTTGCCATTATAAATACTGTTTGAATATATTTGTCATTCCTTCAGCTTGATCGATTAAGAATGCTGTCACTTCTGCTTTAGACATTGTGTGACCATTCTTATCATCCCAAAGGCTCTTAGCATTTGAGAAAGCTGGAATTTGGTAAAATTTAATACCGTTAAAATCATGACTCACTTCATGGTGCTTATCTCCTGTGAATATATAGAAGTTATGGTGGAATGACCATTGATCTCTATATTCTATTGGGAATAGTCCTGCAAGTTTAGCTGGCTTAATCGCATCCCCATGATTGAACATTAATGCTGAATTGCCATAACTTACATACTTTCTGTATTTAGGAGAGCTGTCAATTGTAAGTCTGTCTGTATTTCTAAAATACGTTTGTAACCAGTTAACCATATGCCATCCTACAAACTCATCATGATTACCAGCTACATACACCACATTAACATGTTTAGCGTATTGTAATAACATTGTAATCATTAATACCTCATGGTCACATATATACTCAAATGAAGTTTGATATGTATGTGTATTCTGTTGAGGGGTTCCTTTTGTAGTTGCATTGGTGTATTCACTATTAAACTCATCTGAGCCAATAATGTATGTAATTTCTTCTAGGTTGTTTGAAAGTTGAGCTTGTGCAGCTATCACTTCCACCTTATACATAATCTTAGCCAGTCTATCTAGTACATTGTTATTACCATCTACATCCCATTTGTTCAAATGAGAGTCTTGTTTGTTGATAACTAACATACCGTTTGGTCTCTCTGGGTCAAACTTAGGACTCATAACCTCCTGACTAACAGGCTGATATGAAGCTAAAAAGTCCACAAAGCTATCTTGAAACACTTGCTCTGTAGACTTCTTTGCTAGCCAGGCTTTAACCTGCCAATGGGGATTTCCACCATTCCCCCAGAAGTTCTGTACATATTTAGTTATTTCCCACTTATCTGTGTCTATGTGACACTTCTCAATAAGTTCATCTAAGCTCTTAACCTCTTCGCTAAAATTAGCTACTACCTCACCAACACCCTTACTGATGTCCTCTGTAAACTTAACTATTACATTCTCTAGCTCAGCAATGTAATTTCCAACCTCAGCATCTTCCTCACTCTTCTCTTGATTTCTTAATTCTTTTAATAACTCATCCACCTCAAACTCTGTAATTCCAAGCTTATCAGCATAGAATTGTTTACTCTTTTTCCAATGTAGAATCTCTTCTAGCTGTTGTAGCAATGACTGGTTTTCAGACATATATGGTTTAATTTAGTTAAAATTAGTGTAAAGGTACGAACTAATTTTGACATTTACAAAATTTAATTAACCAATTTAATTATATAGATTAATCAATTTGATTAGAGTTTAAACAAAAACCCCCAGCCTAGAAAGGCCAGGGGACACCTTGTAAAACCAACAAAACAAGGTTTTTGATATTTTATATTAAGGACACGCTGTTGTAGCAACAATAAATCCACCGTTATCTACTTGGTAGCTATCTGCACCAGCACCTTGAGAGTACCATTGGTTACCTCCCACTACAGGAGTTACACCACACTCACCAGCTACCCAAAGTCTTGTAGGAGCTAAAATGTTGTCCACATCAAACAGTGTTAAGCTTCCTAAATGGTCACATGCATTAGCATTTGCAGGATATAGATATATCTGTAAACATGGAGCAGCTGTGGTTGTAGTTGTGGTGGTAGTACTAGATGTACTAGTTGTTGTAGTGGTAGTACATGGCACTATAGATATATCTGTATAGTTTGTACAGGTTCCTGTAGACATAACACGAACGGTTGTTGTACCGTTTGGAACTAATACAGATGTGTATCCAGCCAGTAGGCTAGATCTTGATACACCTGTCTCAAATGGTGTAGAATAAGAATCTACATTTGAATATAGACTAAATGGTCCTGTTGAAGAACCTGCTGTTGTTAATGTAATTAATACTGTCATATTATGGTTTATTAAGGAATTGTTGTAGTTGTTGTAGTTGTTGTAGGACAAGGTGTGTAACTTTGAATAACGTTACCACTCATAACACATAGATTGTATTCACCATTAAAGTATAACCTAATATAAGTACCAAAGAAACTTTGATTATATGGAAACGTTAGTCCTGAATCTGTATATAATGGTGCTGAAGGTAAACCAATATTTCCATCATAAAACACTAATACACCACCTCCAATACCTTGACATGGAAGTAATTCATTAGTTGAAGAAAGACCTTGTTGTGAGGCAACACTTGCTGTGGTTGTAGTTGTAGTAGTTGATGTAGAACTAGATGTTGTTGTACTAGTTGTTGGTGTTACTGTAGTAGTTGTTGTAGTAGTAGGTATATTAATACACTGGTTTACCAATGTACAAAATGCTACAGCTATCGTTGGATCATTTACAACAGCTGCAATAAATGCTTCAGCTATTTCTGAAGCACTTAATTTATTGTCTAGCTTTTGTAATACAACGTTTAAATTATCTTTTGTGTTAACCCCTGAATTAGGAAGGTTTGGTCCATCATATTGACTGTATGATGTAGGGATAGGATAGCTATCAATAACCCAACCATTATCACATTGTTGAGGGATATAAGCATTTACCGTATTCTCAAAGCAAGGGGTACCAGGTACGCAAGCCATTATAATTTAATTTAATCTATGAAGGAATGTACATGATGTAGTAGCACGCACGTACAGGTTGGATGTTAGCATGACCTAATCCACCACCTGTATTACCTACAGTTACATTTATACCTGTACTAGCACTTGTTGTGTATTCAGGTGCAGTGAGTGCTGGGTCACTATTTGTTAATTGTGTAGCCACACATTGTGTTCCACCAGAGTCATCTGTAGTTCTGTTACCTCTAAAAATAGAGCTACCAGGAGCATGCACGTGACCAGGGTCAGTAACTGTAACAGGATGTGAGTGTGCAGGAATTTGTGTACTGTTTAATATTACACTGTTAGCACCACCACCATCTCCAAGAGCATAGTTAGGGTTACCAGCATAAATAGGATTAACAGCAGCATCTAAAGCTCCACCACCTACACCAACAATAGCACCTACAGGAACACGTCCTCTTTTATCAGGAGTTCCATTTAAGCCATTACATAGGTAGATTTTGTCAAACCCATCAGCAGCAATACCTGCTCCAGTGATATCAAAGTATCCTAATGGACCATAGTATTCTACAGCTGTATAAGGAACCATCTTTGTATAGTTCTGTGTAGGAGCAAGACTATCTAAATAAGCTTGAATTAAAGTGTTTAAGTCAGAAAGCTTTACATAGTTAGTATCTAAATCAAGAGCTAATGCAGCTAGGTCTACACCTAGGTCACAAAGCTTTGTAATAACAGCCTGAACAACAGCATGAGTATCAGAAGATGACGTTACACCTGTAAGGCAGTCTACATCATAGTTTGCATTCAATACAGCAATGTCAGCTTCTACAGCATCAACTTGTACCTGTAAATCACAAGCAGCTTTTACTAAAGCTGTAAATAAATCTAAAGCAGAAGGATCTCCACATTCTGGAAAACAAGGAGGAAGATATTGTGTAACTAGTTCACAATAATCATCCAAACCTATAGTGATAGAGATTCCTGTTCCATCTAGGAAACTAACCACTTTATTAATAAGAGATTGTTCCACAACAAGAAGATTATCACCAGATTCTATTTCTAAAGAAGGAACAGATTCTCCTGTGTATCTAACACATTTATCAGAAACAATCTCTACACAACCGTTATAACAATTTGTACAAGACATTTTATAAATTATTTATGAATTAAAAGTTTTACTTTACTCGCTATCATCTTTACAGTAAAGTGACTACAATACTCAGGATTACAATATTTGTAAGTTAATATCCTTTTATAATTTAGTAAGTCACCAATTACAACTCCTGGCACAGGATAGTTTAAAGAGAATACGATATTATTATATTGATTATTTGCCAAGCTTGTCAACTTGCAATCAATATCAGCTAAGAGTGCAGGGATAGTTGCACAATCAACACAGTTTGTAAGCCTTGGTGATAACATTTTTTATTCTTTGAGTTGCTTGCTTCAGCTTGTTGTTACAGGCTGAACATAAGCCATTAATTAATTGACAACCGCAACCTACCTTTAGACCGCAGTTTCTACAGTTTGCCATATTAGTGGAAATTGATTATGTAGTTATTCCCTGAACAACCACAATTGGTTTTAATAAAATTATTAAGCATTTTATCTGCTTGTATATACAACTTATTAGAAGTGTCTACAGCACAGTTATTAGCTGCAGCAATAGAACCTTGAATCATGTAATATATACTATTTAAGTCAACCTTAGCTTGTGTCTTGATAGCAAGATCACATTCCATCATATCAAGCTTCATGAAAGCATTGTCAAATTTCTCTTGTAATTGTTCAACACGAATGATGGTTTTAGTAACATAGTTCAGATATGCAGGAGCAACAGAATATGTTAATGTATAGATTCCATCAGGTAGAGGAATCAAAGGAGCTCCTACAACACTAAGTCCTAATGAGGCTGAATTAAATATATTAAAATCATTAACACTGAATGGCAAAGATACAGGTGCAAATCCAGGCATTGTTATCTCAATAGTTGGAGAGTTTACAACAGGAGGATCTGTATCATAAGTTGATGCATCAGCCACCCCTAAGGTTAATGTATTATAAGTTGGTATTACCAGTATATCTAAGGTCATGTCATTAAAATAAATATGCCAGAGGATTTGAGAAATATCCTCTCACCCTCTGGCATAGGTTATATGATTCTACTTGTATTCTATTAAGGAATCAAAGTAGTTGTTGTTGAAGTACTAGGCCAAACAGTAGTTGTAGTAGAAGTAGTACTTGTGATAGGACCGCTATCATCAGTAACAGGACCTAAACCAGCAACTAAGATTGCCTCGATTGCAGCAGTTGCACCACTAGGGATAGCAAGAATAACAGTACTATCTTCGATGATGTAATCACCCCACTTGTAAGCAGACTTGTCATACTCATTAAACTTAATGTAATAAGTGTCATAAGTAGTACCATCAGTTACCCAAGACTCAAAGTTCTCGTTGTAACCAACCATTCTGTACAAATGCTTAAGGTAACCAGCTTGGTAGCTATAGAAGTTTTTCTCTAATTGCTTGATCTCATCTGAAGTACCAGATACATAAGAAGCACGTTGAGTAACTACAGCCTCAGCAACGATGTTACAGTTGTCAGCAACAATGAAGTCAGCAGTTGTAGCTGGTCCACTGTATACGAAAGTACGGAAGTACATACGATCGTATTCCCAAGGGAATGCAGCAACATCACAAGGTTGACCATACTGAGTTAAAGGTTTACCACTGATAACTAATTTAGCATTAGCATCGTTACCAACTCTTTGGAATTGATAGAATGTGTTAAAGCTAATGTTGTCAGGGTTGTTACCTGGAGCAGCTTGTTCAAACTTTAAGATAGCTTGATCAATGAAAGCAGGAACATCAACATCTGCACAAGGATCGCCACCACACTCTAAACAAGGAGCAACAACTGTAATAGAACGGGTGAAACCGTTGAAATACAATGTGTCAATGTAAGAAGAATGAGCACGTAATGTGAATGTTACAACATCACCAGCTTTAACGTTGAAGTTACCAACTTCAGTTACTTGGTTAGCAGCAACTGGGTTACCAACCACTTTATACCACTCACTAACTTGGCTAGAAGCAATCTTATCAGAACGCTTAGAACCTTGTAAATAAGTGTTAACTCTACCTTGAGCTAAATAGAAATACGGTTTAGCAGCAATGTTACCTGCAGTAGCTACAGTGTAATCGCTTCTAAAAATACCAAACTGACCTGCGGTCAAGTTTTGCGTAGAACCAGAGCTAGGTAGAGTGTTTCCTACTGGAACTACGAAGAGGGTAGTTAATGAAAAATCAGCCATTTTATTTTATTTAAATTGTGAAAATAACTATTCGTTTGTCTGAATTCTAAACTGAGCACTTTGAACTGCAGATTGATTCTCTGTATACATTGCTAGGTTTTGAACTGTTAAGTCTAACAATTCATCTTCCAGGTATGTTTCTAGTTCACAGTTTTGATCGTAAGAGTCCTGTCCATCTAACATAACATATCCAGTTTTATTAATATACACTGGGTATCTCATGTACGATACATATATTTTCTTAGGTGTGAATGTACCGTCAGTAAATATAGAAATCTCATCAGAAGTTAGTAGGTTGAACGTTTCTTGATATTCAAACGATGGTTTGTAATGGGTATTGTTTAAGCAGAATTGCAAATCGCTATGCTTAGCCAAGTCTCTATTAATCCATATTTGTCTATCCTTACACAAACCCTTATCTGCAAGTACATAACTATCTATATAGAACATGTACTTTGGAGTGAGTTGATTTAGTCCAGCCGACCATTGATTTAATTCAGCATTCTTGATTGTTAAATCAAGAGGTTGTTTATTGTAATCTACAACCAGATTTTGTAGGTCTTCATAACGCTTCTTAAAAGCATCAAGACCTAAACCAGAAACTGTGTTTTGACCGTCAACCTTCTGTTTAATCAACTTGATCTGAGCCTCATTCAAGGCTAAAATCTTATCTTCCAATTGGATTTGTTGATGCTCGTTAGTCGATAGTTTATTTAGTTTCTGGTCAATTTTATATAATAAACTATCTACGGGTATCATACAGAAGCTATTTTCTTAGTTTTTAATTTTCCTTCCAAGGTTAATAATTCGTCTTGGTTATCTTCATCAGCAAGGAATTTAACTAAATCATCTTCATCCTTAGCAATCTCAAATTCACCTTCGTACACTTTACCATTAGGTTTTAAACGATATACTGAGTGAGCAATAGCTTGCTTAACCAAGTCTTTAATATGGAGTAAGTTTTCCTTCATATCTGCAAATCTGGTGAACACCTCTACAGGGTTTAAACCAGCATGTTTGCCATTCTTGAATTCTGTTTGTTTTAATAGGTTATCTACCTGATTGTATACAGATTCTTCTTTAGTGTCTTCTGTAACAGGTAATCCTAACAATCTTGCTACTTTGCGTTTCTTCTCAGGACTCATTGCATCAAACTTGACAATAGCCTTGTTGATCAATTGTTTCTTCTTGAATATCACTGCATTTTCAATTTCATCATCAGCAACGTAAAATTGTGTGTCTGCAGGAACTTCACCACGCTCCCAAGCCTGATAGCTAGAGGCAATTGTTGGATGAACTCTTAACCAAGCAAATGCTAACTCCTGAAAAGGATTAGTAAAGTCAAAGTAGTTATCACCATCCATTAACTTAACTGCTTGTACATGTAATGTATCATCTGTAGATGTAGACAATCCATAGTTCCAGAAACTAGAACGAGGACTTAAATCAACATCACCTAAAGCAGTTTCAAGCTTCTTTTTAAGTGCTGTAACTCTTTCAACTTCCATTTCTCTTTCAAGACTATCACCCATCCTACGGATGTATGAAGCATTTGGATCTAATCCAGTTCTGTACTGACCATCAAGTTCCTTGTAAGGATACTTAAATACACCTGTTCCAGGGATCCTGGTTAAACCTTTTTGTGCAAGACCACCTTGCATGGTTTGCAACTGAGAGTTGTTGTAATCTTTCTTAATAGTAGAGATTTTTCCTATCTTACCCATATGTAGTTGTTTTTTGTTTGGTTTATTTTTGCAGATGGGTTCTCAGCGAAGAGAGTGCCATACAGACATGTAATCTGTATCCATCCATCTGTGTGAGAAGACTCCCCCACGTGGAGTAGTGGGGGGGAATTCTTCTCGGTAGGTTATGCCTAATCGTTAGATTAGAATTGTGGTATTTCTTCGATTAATACTGTACGTGATAAATCTTCAATGAATACATCACAACGGTCTTTCATCCAAATCTCATAACCAGGGAATTTGTTCGCAGAACTCATACCTTGAGACTTAGCAAAACCTAAGTGGTGACGAGTTCCATCGATATAACCCCAAGTCATTGAAGGAGCACCCTTCATACGTACTTCACGGATGTTGTTTACCATTGAACCATCGCTCATTGGAGATACATCAAACACCATGAATACAGGAGTAGATTTTTTGTTCTGACCGAATTCTAAGTTAGTTTGAGGAAGGTCTAATTCTTTTAAGTGAATTAGTTCAACACGACCTGTTTCACGTGTAACCATTGCATCGAATGCAAAGTTGTAAGTGATGTGTTGACCTTCTCCTTGCATGTAGCGATTACCAGAATCAGCCATGAAAGTTAAACCAGAATTAAGTGCATCATTTTTAAGAGCTTGTTGGAACACATCGAAACCAGCTTCGTTAGTGTACATTTTAACTCTACGATCCTTAACATCAACACGACGATAGAATAAGTCACCAAACACTGAACGAATCAAGTTTGCAGTGAACTCACCACGGTTGTATTGTACTAAGTTACCGTTGTTACGCATTCTGTGGTATACACCAGCAGATGTACGCTTTAATTCTTGCTTAGAACCATTAGTCTTCACGGTACCAGGCTTAGCCCAGATCATACGCTTAACTTTTAATTCTAACATAGACTTACGCATCCAGAACTCAATAAATGGTTCCCATTTAACATCGTTACGAGTTAAAGGTAATTGGTTACGTCTTTGTGGAGCATATACTAAGATGTCAAGAGGCTTACCAGAAGCATCACGCATCATTTTGTCATCAGCCCACTCAGTGATTTTGTGCTCATAACCATATGCAGAACCTAAAGATTCAAACATAGTGATTTGCTCACCTAAACGAGGAAGACCTAATAAGTCTTGATCGAATTCACCGATAGCAGCATCAACTAATTCAAGTTCAATACCAGTCTGTAAGAAAGTAGAACTTACGTAATCTACTTGAGGGTTGTCAGTCACAAGAGTGAAGGTGTACAAAAAGCCCATATTCCAAGGAATAGGATCTTTGATCACGTAGAAACGAGGACCATACTGACGAGTACCTACAGAAACAATTGCATTCTTAGAGAACTCATTAGTGTCAATTACAAGAGAAAACTCTTGACCATCGATACCTGGCTTATCTAGAGCTAGAGTGCTATCAGGAATATCAATGATTTTAGGGAATTTGTAAGGAACTTGTACTTGCCACTTCCAAGCATCACTGTTGTTATCGATATAGTAAGGAGTGCTCTTGTTAATCATATCCAAGAAATCGTTACTGTAAAGAGAACTCTGAGTGTACAAACTGATAATCTTCTTATCATAATCTGCTGGCTCAGTCGAGTGAAAACTCTCCAAGTGGTTTGCATCTGTCAACTTACCTACTGCACGCTTGTCCATAGAAGCAACACGAGCATACGTAAAGCCAGTTAAACCTGGAATTGTTTGAATTGCCATTTTGTTATTTTTTTAATTAATGTTTATAAATTGTTTATTGAAACCATGAAGTTGTAGGCTTGGGCTTATTTCCTGTTTTTGTAGAACTTTTGCTAACTTGTCTAGCAACTTCACCAAACAATTCATTTGACTTCTTGGTGATACCAGTCTTTTGTATTGTAGATAGAGTAGGGTCCTTTTCTAAAATCTTTAATAAAAGTCCAATCTTAACCTTTGTTGCATGGTTTTCTGGACGCTTAAGTTCTAGAATAGTACGATCAAAATCTGTGAGAGTCTCACCAGATGCTGTCTTATACTTATCTACTAACAGGAAATCTTGTAGTTCACCAGCCAATTTAGGGTTCAGAGGAATACCGTCAAACTCTTTTGTTTTTAGTTTTTCTTGTAATACCGACTGAACGTTTTGATAGTATTGCTGTTTAACAGCAGCTTGCTGTTGTAATCTTCTTTCATTTTCTTGCTCCATTTGTTGGAGCTTTGCTGCTTCTTTCTTAACCAACACTTTGTGGTGTTTAGTAGCAACAGTTTCCAAATCACCGTAATTCTTAAGTCTTTCAACTTCTGTTGTAACATCCTCAGGATCAAATCCTTGATCAGAGAGTGCTTGTTTAATTACTGCAACTTGGTTAGATTCGTCTGCTAAGTCCATCTCAGCAAAACTCTTTATATTATTATAAGTACCGAAATACTCTTTTGGATCTACTCCTTTTACAAATATGGCATCAAATGCTTGTTGATAATCTTCTCCAAACTGACCAATGAAGTTGTTTACCACCTCAATAGCTCCTTTCTTCTTTTCAGCTTGGAAACGCTCAAGGAATTCCTCAGGAGTTGAGATATTAACTTCTTCATCATCTTCATCATTGGTGAATACACCAAGTTTGAAAAGATCTCTAGATAGAGATGTAAATGGACTAGATGGTTCATCACCTTCTGTTTCATTATCATCTTCTGTATCTGCAGGAGCTTTTGCTTTGGGAGTTGGAGCAGGAGAATCATCTTCATCATCATCCTCTTCATCATCTCCACCTAGTAAAAAGTCCTGTAAAGATTTTTTATTATCTTCTTTATTTTCCTCATCATTCTCTTCTGAAGCAGCAGCAGGAGCTGGTGTCTTCTTTGCAGGTTTAGGTGCAGGAGCAGGTTCATCTTTAATATCTTGGATATCATCAGGATTGGTAGTAGAAGTCTCAGGAGCAAATAAGTCACTTAAAAGCTCTTGGTTTCCCATGCCCATTTCCATAGTATCTTGAATACTAAAGTTTCCCATTGACGGGTTGTCTAGATTTTCAGCCATATGTAGTTTATTTTATTATTGGTTTTCAGATGTAAAAGTATATTATTATAAATTAATACCAAAGAGGTAGTGCACTATAAGGCCCATTATTCACGATAATATAGCATTAATGTAATTCACTCTAATCAAGATTGTTTGTAATTGTGTCATTTATTAATCTAAAGCTCTTGATTGGGGCTAGGTCAGTGAGCGTAACTTGTTGAATCTCAACACCCCATTTCCTAGCTTCAACCCTCACCTTCTTAGTTAATGTGTTATCAAGTTCTGCATCCGTACATTCTTCCAGGGACATAGACATGATTACGTTTTTTATGACACTTTGTGACATGTCAGCTATTGCATCTTGGGCATCAAATACTTCTAACAGGAATGTTTTTACATCTGATATCTTGTATTTGATTACCCCCTTGACAACAATATTCTGTCTATCACTGGTATACAAAGATTGTGCTGGAAGGCTCAATGTTGTAATAACGACATGTTGGTCAATCACCTCATCTACAAATGGTATCTTTGGGTGGAACCCAGGTTTCAACACCTTTTTAAATTTACCAAATCTTAGAAGTACAGCCTCCTCGTAATCCCTGATAATAATACCAGGGAGTACGTCTGAGCCAAATTGTAACACAACGTCAATCAGCCTATCTAACATAATTACTTAGTTTTCTTACTCGCTCTGTTCTTAGCATTCTCTTTAGCAATAGCTAAATCATTTGCTTGGTTCTCTCTAGCCACTTTTAGTTTTTCTCTTTCAACTTGTAGTTTCTGAGCAGCTAATGTATTCTTAGATTGAATATCATTCATCTTTGCTTCATAATCTTTAGTAGCTTTTGATTGCTCGAATGCTAACCTGCTGATTTCCAATACATCAGGAGTTCCAGATTCATCTACATCAGCCAATGAACCTGCTTTTGATTCAGCAGCAATAAGTGCAATCTCCTTCTTATTGATTCTATCAAGTTCAGCTTGGTAGTTATCATTAGCCAATTGTCTCTCTTGAGATGCTTGAGCCTGTTGGAGTTGAGCCATAGCTTGCTCTTGTTGTTGCTCTTGTTGTTGCTGTTGCATATCCAACTGTTGTTGTTGCATAGCATCTTGCTTATCTTTAAGACTCTTAAACACCTTTTTCATCTGACGTACAGAGTTGGTGCTGTAAAGTTCAATGATGTCATGTAATGAACCACCGTTTTGTATAACAGCTTGAGACAATCCACGTAATTCGTTAAACATTTTCTGATCTTCAGGACGATTGGTTAAGAACACCTTAAGATCACGGAATCTGAGATCAGATCCATTCACCTGTACGAAAGCAGATTCTCCATCAGATGTAATGTATGATAGGGTGGATTGTGGTTTGCTAGATTCTACATATAAAGCAGCATCAATGATAGCTTGGTACAATTGACCAAGAACATATTCATGAGCTACAAACAAAGGTTCTGTTTGAGAATAAGACTGAGTAAGAGCTGCGTTTGTACCTGTAGCACTTTCGCTAGCTGATACAGATCCAAGTCTTTGTTTAGACATACCTATCAGTTCCCAACACTCTTGCTTAAGTTGCATAGCTAGTGTATAACGAGATTGAATCTCCTGCGTACGTGTGAGGTCAATATCTCTAAACTGGTTAAAGCTAGACTGACCTTTTAAGTTCTCTGGAGAATCATCAATAAATACAACCCCTCTGTTACGAGCTTCTAGTTCCCATATATCTAAAGCATCTTGAGCATCACCATCTTTAGGAACAGGAATATGTCTGATGGATGTTAGATACACCTTACCAACTTCCTTCTCAAGAAGTGTGTAAAGCTGGTTCATACATACATTATATAACACTTGGAATGGTTTCATTAAGTCTACTAAGCTTTTAGCTTCTGTATTCTTAACCTCATGAACCAATCCAATAATAGGACAATAGGTTAATAATTTGTAAGGTTTGATGTGGTAGATGTCTGGACCAATTTTAATACCCTGATACCATTGGTTAATCCAACCCCATTCTAAAGAAACTTCTGTAGGGATTGTCTTACTCTTATAGTTTTCATCAACAAGCATAGATTGCTCATTACCCATCTCATCTAAGTAGATTAGTTTACCAATCTTCTTCTTAGAGATCCAATAGGCTCTAACAACAACATACTTATAACCAAATGAGCTTACATTAGATGTAAGACCTAAGAAGTCTTTAAGTCCATCATCATTCTCTTTCATCTCTGATTCAATGATCATTCTTGTTTGTAGAACAAGAGGATCGTATGTATCATATTGTACTGAATCAATACCAGGTGTTGCATCTGGATTACCAAGATTTGATTCACGTACGTTGATCAAACCATAGTCTTGTAAAGAACTACGTAAGTGGTCAATCTCTTCTTTAGTAATATCTGGAATAGCCTCAATAATTTCAGATAGTTCCATCACCTGTACAATACCAGCAGCATAAGCTCCTTGTGCTCTACCTGTAGGATCTGAAACATATTTTCTATCTGGAGTGGTTAAGAACCAAGTGTTCTTAGGGTTAGCCACCTCAATGTTAAATCCAAGCTTTGAGTTGTCCTCATATATATGGTAGAACTCTCTAGCTGAAATCAACATATCTCTGAAGGCATCTTCTGATTTCTCCTTAAGATTAAACTCTGCCTTCTGACAAGTAAGAATATGGTTAGCCCATTTCTCAGCAATAGATGTGTAGCTATCTAGCTCATCTTTCACCTGATCCATTGTCATTTGCTGAACTTCTTCTTCTTCTAACTCCTGTCCACTTAATTGAGCTTGATTTAAAATCTTTTGTTTAGCTTGATTGATAACGTATTCTTGTAGAATACCAGTTTTGAATTCTAGTTCTTCAGCTTGACTATCATCATCAAATGCCTTCACACGGAAAGCATCTGGTCTTTTAGAAATCTCACCAACTAACTCATTAAGAGGAGTGGTGATGATAGAATACATTTTTACATATGAAGGAAGATTTAAGTTAGCTTCTAATGTTTGTGTAAAGCTACTTACAACAGGCTCTTGATAGAAATCCTCCATACGCAAAATACCCTTAACAAGATCATAGTTCTTGACAAAGGTGTCTCTGTTCTTTACATACTCAGCGTATGATTTGTTGGCAAAATAGTCCATTGTGTTTTTAATCCAACTCTCATCTTGCTTCTCCTTCTCAGTCTTGAACTGATCAGGAAATATATTTAAATATGCATACCTAATTGTAGCATCTTTTGTATACCGTATAATTGCCATTATGTAAAAAGTTTACGTTTTCTTTTATTAAATATTCCTCTTGATGTAGAAAATAAAGGGTTCTTTGGTGATCCTGCATACATTGCTTTCACTCTATCATCAGAAGTTCCGCCAATCTTACCCATAATAGGGTCCATCTTAAGTGCTTGAGCGATAGCTAATTCTGCAGCAATGATACGGTCAAAGTTACCTGAGTCATTGTACTGAATAACTTCTTCAAGTAGTACAGGATCAAAGATCTTACTCACACCCAACACTTCTCTCACAGTCTCACCAGCTTCATTCGTCTCTTTATATATCGTTCCTTCCAAATACTTCTTTAAGCAGTTGTGAAGATAGTCAATTATCTTCTGACTTGAACGATGAATTCCATACTCACGTTTAACCGTTGTGTTTGGAACAATCTCCATAAGCCATTGAGGTTGCTTTTCTAAATAGTGAGCATCTCCTTTAGCTTTCATATATTCTATAAATGATATATCATCATTCTCACAAAGCGTTCTAGCATTGTAATACTTGATAAGAAGTCTAGCTTGTTCTTCCCAAGTTTCCTTCTTTTCAGGTCTTGCACAATACGAAGCTACGAACATATCTTGATATTTCTCACCTGTTAGGTCATGCATTCTTTTATAAATATACACAGATCCTAACGAACTTGAATATGCAGATTGTCCTTGTCTATATGGATCGACCCCAGCTACATATAATCCATAAGGAGGATTATCAATTGGGAATTCATATATAACAACAGGAGCATCTTTCTGATCACTATTCTTAAGAGGGAAGTTAGATATAGGGAGCTTATCTGTAAACTCGTGACTTATCTTTTCTCCATCATTGAATAATATAATAGGTGTACCTGTTCTTTCTTGTTGTAATAGCCTGCTCTTTTGTCTTTTAGCAGCCTCAATATCAAAGATGTTGGTGTCTTCATTGAGGAATATGTCATCCACTTCCTGTGGGTAGTACATCTTTTCTTTTAGATAGGCAACTCTATCACCAGCTTTCTTAAGTCTTTCTAAGTTTTGCACAGTGATTTGGTCAGCCTTCTCTTGGTCACTTACCAACATCTCAATCTTATGTAAATCAGATGTGTAAGGCTCACTTAAGAAAGCTCCAAGAGAGCTCTTCTCTTTGGCCTCCATTCTATACTTGTTAGATATAAAAAGTCCATGTATGCGAGTTGTGTCTTTCTCATTATTATATGTAAGGAAATTGAAGTTGTCTACATCGAACATTAAGCTCTTTGCATCCATAAACTTCTTCATATCACCACCTGTACCTGTAAGGATTGGAGAACAACCCCAACCAAATGGTGTAGTGAAACCTGGAATTGCAGCTTGCAATCCACGTAAGAAGTTTCCCTTACCTATCTCATCAATGATGAGCTTTCTAGGTTTTGTACCTGCGATAGCTTCCTCATTATTACCTTCATCAAGGTTACGAATTAAGATGGAAGAAAAGGGGATACGTTCTCCAGACTTGGTCTTGATACCAAGCGTAACTTGGTTTTTCCAGTTATCCTCAATTCTCTGCCATCTCCAATATTCTGGAATGAAGTTAAGCCCCTTATCAATCTTATCTGTGATAAGCTTAATATCTGGAGCGTTCAAACCAGCAATAATGTTTTGTGAGTTTTCATCAAATGTTGCACCCCATGCAATATAAGATGCCTCAATAACGGACTTAGCAAAACGTCTAATACCTAGAATGACTAAGCCTTTTCTTTCTTTCTGTGCTCTGTCAATTTCGTTTGTTACCAGCCACTCGTTATCACGTAATAAAGGATTAGCATATTTCTGTGCAATCCTTCCATACTCATCAATAATATCCACCTCTGTATGCCAGATGTTTAGGTGCCAATATAAAAAGGGGTTGATATATACACCCCCCATCATACAGCCATTTAAACATAGGTCTTTATGAAAATCATAAAACGGTTTATATTCCTCAGATGCTCTGTCTGGCAGACGCTTCTGATTGATAAACCAGTCTTTGTAATCTATACTCTGTATGTGTACACTACTCATTATCTTCTGTTCTTAAGGAACTCTTCTGCAGCACCAGATAATTCCCCTTTACCTCTCACTTCCACCTTAGCCTCTTCAACACTTCTTAGCTTGTCTACCACCTCAATAAGAGCTAGATAGTTCTTCATTGTCTCTTGTACAAACTTACCTTGTGCCTCAATGCTTGCAATTACCATTGGTAACATTCCACCCTTAGCTGTAGGCTTCCACTCAATCCTGTCTTTTAGTTCATGTAGTGGGTTTGCATCCACATAAGCTTTCCAAGACGTAAGTTGTGACTCAGCCCATTCAAGCTCTGTATTTATAAATGTAGTTTTCTTAATAGTTGTCGCCATAATCTTCGTCTTCTTCTTTTAAAATATTGTCCAGATCCATTCCTTCCTTGATAATCTTATCAATCTCAGATTCGTCTGTATGAGGGACATCCATTTCAAGCTTTGTTTTATACTTATCCATTACAAAAGCTAGCTCCTTATCTGTCATTCCCCATATATCTCCATATTCATCAAGAGCTGTAGCGATGTGTCTTCCCATGTTATACTCTGGGAATTCCTTATGTAGTTCTTGAAGCGTATGAATTATACTATTATAATAATTCTTCTTACTCACTGTATTTATAATAATTGGTTTAGGTCCTCATCGGACAATTTTATATTTATTTGTGATTCGTCTGGGTTTAAATTTGTGTCTTCCTCAGGAGACATGTATGATGAGTTGAATGCAATACCTATTTTATCCTGTTCTACACCATTAACACCAAGGATGTCAATGTAATCCACACCAGAATTGTATATTTCTGTCAGGTGGTCCAGTAAAACTGATAAAGGAATCTTTCTTAGTATGACATCATGGTTATTCTCCATCGATAGCTTGTTTTATTTCATCATATTCGTCATCTGTCATCATCTCTTTCCACTTACCAATAGGGCAAGCACATGACAGACATTTTGTTTTGGCTGATAGTGTACATCCACAATCTATACAAAATACATCTGGTCTAATAGACTTATGTTTTGTAGATATGTTCTCACAGTCATTACAGATGGCCATTCTTTCCTCACTAACCTTAGTGATTAGGGCCTTCATTTCAGCTGGAGGAAACAGCTTGTTTCTCCATCCTTCATAAACCTTGGATAAATCAATCATATCTGAGCTTTGGTTTTAGTTGATTGATTGCTATGTGTGTGTTGGCTAATGTCACTGTAGCAGCATTTCTTCTCTGCTCTGTAATTGTGTCATCAGCCAGTATTCTTTCCATTGCTATCACCTTAGCGTGTAGGGCTTCTAGCTTCTTAATGGCCTTTTTGTTGTTAAAGAGGAACTTACCAAACCCAGATATCTCTACACTGTGGTTGGTTTCAAGGGCCTCGTTAGCGGATTGGAACTGATGGTTGACAACAGCCTCAATTGTCTTCTCACTTGTGAGCATCTTAACAGCTAGTGTCCTAATTAAATAGTCCTTGACGGACATGCTTATTGGCTTATCCATGGCTAAGGGTTATTTGTAACACTATATCGTTCTCGAAGTTTAGGATGATGAGAGGGTTCACCTTCACCTTTGTCCCATCCTTCACAAACACACCTAGCTTCTTAAGCTTACTGATGATGTTATTTATTGTAGGAGCTGTACTGTCGTATTTCTCACAGAACTCTTGGCGAATGTTAGCATAACTAATGTTCCCCCTTATAGCTGTAAATGCCACGAGCTGTATCTCCCTCTGCGTAAGCTTCAACCCATTCAATGCTGACAATAGGGAATAGTATTTTTCAGCTGTAGAGAACTGATCCTCTACAGGCTTTCTAAGCTTTTGAACTATTGTCTTCTTGGTTGTTGGTTGTTCCATATTTAATTAGGGCAAAGGTAATTGATTTACAATCATCTACAAATAACTTAAATAGTTATTTATAACACCTAATGCTATATTATGCATCATTTCCTTGGTTATCTATCCAGAATAGAACACTAATGTTTACAAAAAAGAAACCTATACGTAATTCTCTCTCTACATTACCATCATCTAATGTGAATTCTGTATACGATAGGCCTATAAGGAAATAAGGACTTCTAAACAGGTTAATCTCTAATGCAAAATCTATTTCGTTATACCTGGAAAAACCATGTACTAAGGAAGTGACAATCAGTAGTGTTACTATTATATATATCATGTTATTAGTTTTTAACCCACCCTCCACCCCAAAGGTAAGACGTGTGGTTTCATATTAACAAATTTATTTTCAAATTGTGGATAACTTCTATGGCAGGATGTTATAATTCTGACACAGCACTATATTATAAAACATATAATCTGTTGGAAATATCCATCACTATATGCCATAACATATCATAATGTGTTATAAAAGCAACATTGTCAAGCTGAGCATGTCCCTTATAAGACACATTATGTAAAGCTATACCTTTACAAAACGTAAAATAAGTAAAGGGATAACTTGACTTTTGGCAGAACATAGACTTGTTATAAATTGCCAAATCAGGAAGTGAAACACAGCCAAACCCAGAAGTGTCTAGATGAATTCCACATCATCCCCCTTACCATTCATGGGATTGTCATACACCCTAATATCATCAGAGTAGAAATGTTTAACAACTCCTCCAGGTAGCCTAACTAACCAGACAGTGTTTACGTTTAGCCCATAGTCCATAACTATCAGAGCTTCCCCTTCTCCATGCCCCTTACACCAAACAGGAATAGTTGGATTGAGCTGTAACATCATGCCATACATATATTACAATTTTATTTAATACAAATATACGCTATTTACTTGAGACAAAAAAATTTTTCTAAACCTAGGGGTCTATTGTATGTAGGGGAGGGGAGGGTACTTCCAACAACAACCCCACGCATAAATTGCCAAGTTGGGGTAGCCCCCAATCAATTATTAACTAAAAAACAAAACAAAATGGCACTGAACTTCAAAACATGGACACCAACAGAATCAAACCTAACAGAACTTGGAACTGTTGCAGAACAAATTCCTAACGGAAAAATCAAATTTACGCCTGGCTCACTTGACAGGTATCGTGCTAATCAGATTAAGGCTATCAGCATGCTACTAACAAACAAGAATGGAGAAAGTGACACTGCACCTTTGAGCAAGAAGGTTAGTGCAACAATCTCTAATGCCTTGAAAAGTGGTGCATCAAAAGGTGACTGTCTTGCTGCAATCTTAAAGCTTGAAATGATTGAGACAGAAGACGGTGCTAACATCATTAGTGCTCCTCGTGGTGCAGGTGGTGAAGAAGAAGAAATGAAGGTTTCTTCTGCTACTAAAACCAAAGTGACTTACGATGATTTAGTAGTGTTTTAATTAAAGTGAGAGAGCCCTTCGGGGCTCTTTCCTTTATATATAGGGTGGGAAACGTGAATGTTTGGGTGGGATTTGTTTAAAGCACACGTGTAACTCATTGATTCTCAATATATTCTGTGTCAATGTGTTAGTTGCTGTGTGACCTCTCACGGATAAATACACCTTTTTTGATAACAGCTACATGTAAAACATAATACAATACATATAGCATTAACATACAATTATATGACAATAGGAACACAAGTTGTATTCTTAAATGATACAGACGAAAGATTTGGTACAATAGAGTATATTAATGGTAATAGAGTTCATATATGTGGACTTGATGGTTCATTGTATATTACTAATGTACAGTATATATTGTATCCATTATTTATTTAATGTACCATTTCAGCTTCCCAAGGGCTGACAGATGTAATAGGTGAAGCTAATAGATTGCAATCTATTCCTATAAAGGTGCTACATAATAGGTGTAGAGCTATTACATCTGAGTACAGAGGGATTTGTTGCACATGACACACAATAGAATATATATGCTGAGGCAACATTAGGCTATATATTCGCTTTTTACACACACATACACTAAAAAACAAACATATGTACTACATTATCAACAGAACAACCAACCAAACAACAACACATTTTGGAGATTGGCCTAATCTCAATGAACAATTAACCAATGGTGAAGACATCATTGTTGTTAGTCTTTATTCTAATACAATTAAAACTCCTTATATGGAGAATGATTGTTGGGAATGGAAAGACTATAATGCTTCATTCCTATTACAGCATGATGATGATCCAAAGGATATTGACTATCCTGATGATGAGGAATATGCTCATGGTGAGGATGAATGTTATGATTACGATGAACACACTAGTGTTATCACTGATGAACGTGATTATGAACAAGAACTTCATCCAGAGTATGTTGTTGCCTCTACAAATCTAATGATGCAAGAGACAATGGTATTTTGTGCTGATGCTTATGGACATATCACCAGTTATGGTGGTTTAAACTCTATTGCATTGAGACATGGTCAGGAGTATTGGGAAGATGCATTTGCTGCTGTTGTTCCATTAAACACTGATGAGCACAAATACGTATATGTAGGAACTCTTGAAAGTGATAAGAACATTCACAATCTATTCAGGAGAATTGATACATCAGATGCAGTTGTAATGTAAAACACACATATCCTTTTGGATTAGCCTTCTACGGACAAAAGGTAAAGGATATGTTTTTTCATTCACATATTAAATAACAATTATATGAGAGCATATTTAATTACAAACTACACCTCTATTGGAATAACAATGAATATTGGCATAGATAACACTGTTGATAAACATATGTATCCCAAGAGAGTTATTTATTTTACAATAGGTATATTATTCTGGACTTACATTATTAACATTCATATTAAACAAAATTAACATGAGAAAGATTATATTATTCCTTCTTATAGCCACTATTGTTGGTTGTAATAGCTCTTCTAATGGGGAATATCAGATGACAGTTGATGCTGATTCTATTTACATCTTTGATGGAGATAGATATGTTGGCTCATTAGCCTGTTCATCTGTTCCTGCATTAGATAGTCTTATTATAGAGGACAATAGATAACCATATCCACAACACACACATAAAACCAAGATTATGAACTTAATCAAACACATCGCTAATTTATTAGCTCTATGGACAATACCATATGTAATTGTCCTATTCTTTATGCTTGTTTCAGGCTTTGCATTTACTTATTATGGAGCTGTTACAAGCACACAATTCATTGTATTAGACTTCTTCTATTGTATTATTATGCTATGTACATATGCAGTGCATCATAGTGACAATGAAAGAGATAATACATTTAAACTATTTAAGACTAAATAACTGATTATCAACCATTTAAACACAATCAAATGAAATTTTTATTCGCATTAATCTGCATAACTACCTCAACATCAGGTAGTTATTTATTACTTACAGCACCATCAACATCACATGTAATGTTAGGTGTTATTTTCATCCTTTCAGCTATTGTATGTCTATTGTTTCTTATTATTAAGGACTATAGACAACAAATAGATTTTTGGAAAGACATGAAAGGCTTTATATTTGTATTAGTATTAGTATCATTCACCGCTTGCAGTGGTCCAAACAAGATAAAATGTCCTAGTGACACATCTTGGGAGACATCACGCAGAAATAACCTCAGATAACATATGAAAACCATCCAGTTAACACCAAGAGAATGGGATACATTCAAGAAGATTGCTACATTTGATTATGTAGTTGAGCTTATTAAGGGACAACAAGTCTTTATTAGAGCTGATATAAAACATTTAGAAAGTCTAGGCTATTAAACCTAGGCTTTCTTTCACATTAAACTATTATATTATGTTTATAGATTGCAAGCTCGTACTTAAATCATATGTACCTGAGAAATTAGAGAAGGGCATGTGGTTCGTAAGAGTTAAAACAGAAGTTATATACGGAGAGAAACAAGAATATCTCCATGTAAGCGAACTAGATATAGTTCCAAGGGATATAGATACATATCTCACATACAATGGCTATCCTGTTAAGCCATATCTTGTATATCCAATGATTAATCCTGATGATACAGAGGTGATTGCAGCCTATCCAGAGGAAATAGGTTGGTGGGATGAGGGAGATCATGTGGATGAATTAAGGGATATAACAGTGAAAGATATCAATAATATATTGGAATGGGACAATTCAATGGTGCAAATGGAGATATTAGATGATGAGGAGGATGAAGAAGATGGTACACCAATTCCATTATTATATGATAACAAGGTGACTCTCAGAGATGTACATACAATAGACAGTGATGAATGGATTGATGATGACGATGATTATATAGATGATGGAGATGATGATGTATGGGATGCTGAGGACCACAATACAGAATAATATTTATTAACCAACACACACGAACATGCAAGAATTACTAAACTTATTATCACAGGTGGTTACAAACCAAGAACAGCCACCTAAGATTGAAATCAAATTTAAAACAGTAGAACCAGACACCAGACCACAATTTGAGGAATGGTGCGAGGAATACAATGTTGGAATGCTTTGGGATCGTTCAACGGTCCATCTTGGTTAGTGTTATGTGGTGGATAAGAGAGCTCTCAATTAAGTTTGGGAGCTCTTTTTATTTATTGTCACTTATTTACTCATTATAAAAAACAAAAAAAGATGAAAAGACAAGTTAAATTTTGGACAACAGAAGAAATTGATGTAGCTAAGATAGCATTAGCTAAGTTTAAAAAGACAGATAGATCAGCTACCTGGTTATCTAGACAATTAGGAAGAACGAAGAACTGTTCTTATCAGAAGCTATTAGAAATTAAGAAAGGTATACAAAGAAGACCTTTAGAAAAGAATATTACAAAGACTGTTCAACAGCCTATTACAAAACCTGCACCGATTCATACAAGTAAGGCTATTAAGGAAGGATTTGTAATAAATTTCACACCAAAGAAAACAGAGGTGTTCCAAGATCACGTTAGACTTTATTTCTAGTCACCAAAAACCAATACATATGCCACAAGCAACATTAGTCTATTCATCTAGACTACATCCAAGAAATCACATTACAGTGTATTATGCCAATAGTACAAACTGGAATGCTACAAAGCTTATTGATGCTATTATAGCTGCATCAAAACAACGTAGAGTTGTTCCCAAGAATAATACATTTGTATTTATGGGTAAGGTTGTACGCAAAAAAAATGTTGGGCAGTAAGTAAAACAATGAGCCCTGTGTACTATCTTTGTACATGGGGCTTATTTTTAACATTAAATAAACTAATATGAGCGTAGAATGCGTATGTATCAATGATGGTGGTAGACCAAAAGAAATACCAGCAAACAAATGGGTTAAGAAGGGTAACACATACACAGTGATATTCACTGTTACAGTGCTACCACAGAAGGAATTAGGTGTACAGCTAGCTGAAATAGAGCTAACAGACAGAGAATTACCATATGAATACTTCTTAGCCAATAGATTTGCATTTACAGAGGAAGCATTAAAGAAACTAATTGAATTAATTAAAGACTGTTCTGATATAACATTCTCAATGGATGAGCTATTGAAACAAACAGAGCTTGTTGAAGCATAAATACAATATATGAAAGATAAGATACCATGGTGGAAACTGCTGATTGTATTCTTTTCTGCAATAGCATTAGAAGCCAACTCGATAGCAAGTTTTAGGTATTTAATAGACAAGCAATGGATAGGTATGGTAATGATGGTATTTGTCAATCCTTTCTTAACTCTACCTATGAACCATTTTACTATTGAGGTAAAAACATTTTCAGGAAGATTTAAGATAGCTCTTGCTTTTGCTCTTGGTTTTAGTGCAGGAGTTATACTTATTAGACCTTTATTTATTTAACTTTACAAACCCGAAACAATATAAAATTAGAAATATAATTCTAATTAGTTAAAAACAAGCTATTTAAAAACAATTACTCAATCAAATTAGAAATATAATTCCAAAACAAATAACCTATGAAAACAGCAATGCAAGAATTTATTGAGTATTTAGAAAAAGCTTATTATATTAACGAATTGACAAATTTTGATAAAGATAAAATTCAATTTCTTGAAAAAGAAAAAGAACAGATAGTAAAAGCTTTTGCAAGTGGTTGGAATTGGAATTCTGATCCAGAGAAATACTATCAAGAAACCTATGTTCAAGAGGAAGACAAGACTTTCAAACAAAAATCAAAGTGGACATCAGTAGATAACACAAAGCAACACATCATTGACATTATGAAAGCTGATGAAGATGATGGATTGTATAAAACGTTTGATACAGATCCTGATAAAAAGCATTAAACAAATAACCTATGGGAACAAGAGTGAGAGTCACTTATATAGCCATGGATGAGTATAAACCTATACTATCTGCTTCATCATTTGAAGAGCTCAGAGAAGGATTAGATGAGTATTATGGTGTAGATAAGGGACAAGCTCAATGTTTAGGGTTTGTTCCATTTATGACAAAATACCCTGATGATTACGAAGGACACTATTCTTATTCATATACAATGAAACGATATGATGAAGAAGTGACTAGTATAGATGTAGTTAAAGTGTATTGCGTTAACTATCACCCACACACAATTTATGAAGTTTAAAACCAATAATAATGGAAGGTAAAATACTAATACACGTTACAGACAGCAAGGTGACACTTGATGTTGAAGGAGAAAACACAGCATTAATAGCAGGCTTAGCTTCTGTATTACTATCTGAAGACAGCAGTGAATTTAGAGACCTACTTATATCAGCATTTGAATTAGCAGACAGTGAAGTTGAAAAGATAAAAAAACAATAGCCATGGATCCACTTTACGATTACTTATTCCATTTTAACCACTACCAGGGTTTATGGCATGCGATACCAAGATCAAAATATTTAGACTACTGGACTAATGATAACGTAGAAGGTGTACTAAAAGCAAAAGAGGTACATGTTCTAATTGATTTGATTAGCCGTGGTCAAGAGTTTATTGACACTATTAACTAATTTAGTTATGACAGTTATAGGTAAAATAATTAAGCAACGATCCATAATGAATCAAAATGATTTCGATACATGGATGCTAGAGAATTTAGACAATTTATTTGAAGAAGAGAAACAAATGTTAACAGATGCTATGATGTACGCTTTTGATGAAGATGGACACACAGGCACATGGAAACATGATGTAATTAATAAATATTATAATAAAATTAAATAAGATGCCTCCAAAAAAAGTTAAAGACAAAGAAAAAAAGTACATAGCGTTGTATGAGAATACAGACGTATGGATAATAGGTACAAAACAAGACATTATTGATGACTTTAATAAGGAACCTGATGCATATTTATCTGCTGATGGTATGCTTGAAATTTATGAATTAGGTGAACCTATAAAGTTTGGATTTGTTAAACCAGAAATATTATTTTAACATGACAGGAATAATAATAGTATGCCTTGTAGGCATAGTAGCAATTCTAGGTGTTATAGATGTATTAAGACAAACTAAAGACAAGTAACATGGAATCATTTTTAGTAGCTTCTATAGCATCTTTTGCATTTGCAACAATTATATCAATAATTTGGGTGCATTTGATTGATGAACAGAAGAAGTTTAACGAGCAACAAAAAGAGAATAATGAAGATACTCATCTATGACATAGAAACCATGCAAGAGCTGTTTCTAATAGGAGTTTACAATCCTGATACACAGCAGTGGTATGAATTCCAGGTAAGTAGAAACATTAACCAATTAGATGCATTCCAAAGGTTTACAGAGGAACATGCTGATTACTATTGGGTTGGATATAACAATCTACGCTTTGATAGTCAGGTGGTTGAGTGGGTGCTACGTAATCATGGTGATTGGTATGATCTAAGTGCATTAGAAGTGTGTGCTAAAATAGCACAGAAAGCTGCTGATGTGATACATGATGCTAACTATGATGTATTTCCTGAGTATAGAGAAGAATGGCTCACCCTCAAACAAATAGACCTATTCAGAGTGAATCACTATGATAATAAGAATCGTAGAGTTAGCTTGAAGAGGTTAGAGTTTGAGATGGATCTTCCAAACATTGAAGAGATGCCTATTCATCATACTAAAACTGATATGACTGATGAGGAGATACAGCTCACTATTGACTATTGTCGTAATGATATATATGCTACATATGAATTCTATTTGGTAACCACTGGTCAAACAAACCATCCTTTATACAAGGATAATAATCAAATAGAGCTCAGACAGAATATATACAACGAGTTTGGTATTCCTTGCTTAAACTATTCTGACAGTAAGATAGGTGATGAGATGATTAAGAAGTATTACTGTCAAGAGAAGGGTATGTCATATGGTGATTTACCAAAGAAAGGATATTTCAGAAAGCAAGTGAGAGCTAAAGATTGTATTGCTCATTATGTGGATTTCCAGACACCAGAGCTACAAGCATTCCTAAAGCATGTAAAGAAGCAGATATTCACACTCACTGATGATTTTAAAGAGTCATTGGTATTTATGGGTAACACTTATACATTTGCCAAGGGTGGTTTGCATACAGAGAATAAGCCCAAGATATTTGAGGCTGATGAAGATAACAGCATAGTTGACTGGGATGTTAGTTCATACTATCCAGCTATCATCATTAACAATGGTAAATATCCACAGCATTTGGGTAAAGAGTTTCTTAGAGGATACAAACAGATGTTTGAGAAGAGACTAGAACTTAAACCATTAGCTAAGAAGGATAAGAAGATAGCAGGTATTGTGGGTGCATTGAAGCTTGCAGTTAACTCTGTGTATGGCAAAAGCTCTGATATGCTATCTTGGCTCTATGATAGACAACTAACTATGTTTACCACTATTACAGGTGAGCTGAGCTTACTTATGCTTATTGAGGCATATGAATTAGCTGGCATACGTGTAATATCTGCTAATACAGACGGAGTGACAATACTTGTAAAAAATGCAAGTTTTGATACTATGACTGCTATTAATAAGTGGTGGATGGACATTACACAATATGAGCTAGAACGCACTGATTATCAAAGAATTATATTCTCAACAGTAAATGACTATTTAGCAATTAAAACCAATGGAGAAATTAAAAAGAAGGGTGACTTCCTCACTGATTTTGAGTTACACAAAAATAAGTCAGCTAGGATTGTACCTATTGCTCTCGAGCATTATTTTGTTAATGATGTCCCTGTGGCTGATACCATTCATAATCATACAAATATATATGACTTTTGTCTCAGACAAAAAGCAAGTAAAGACTTCCATTATGAAGGAATAAGAATAAATAACTTTTATTCAATATCAACCAAAGCAGACCTTATTGAACATGGTTGGGTAGAATATGGACCAGATATATGGATTAAAAAGGAGTGGATCAATAATAGAGAACCATATGAAAAAATGGCTACCTCTTTTGAAAATGCTATATCTTCTACCAACTCAGACATAAGAAATAAACAGTCAAATAAAACAGTGTACAATAAGCTAATCAGGTATTATGTGTCTAATAAGGGTGAGAAGCTGTTAAAGGTGAAAAACCCTGAATGTCAATCTAATGCTCCTGATGTAGCACAAGTGGAAGCGGGTGAATGGGTGATGCATGTATGTAATCATCTACCACCAGACCATCCTCTGGATAACATCAATTATGCTTATTACATAGAACGTGCTGAACGTATTATCAGCAAAATACAGTTAGAAGGTAAAAAGAGAAAGGTGACAATCAATCCTAATCAATTAAGTTTATTTTAATGGGAAAATCACAATTTAAAATTGCTGCAGACATAGTAGTAAACCATTGCATGGATAATGGATATACAGTTTGCACAGAATCAGATTACTATTGGGCTTATAGAGAATTCTTTGAGGCTCTTGATAGTAAATTTGATCCAGATAAGTTTGGTCAATACATAAATAAAAGAATATGATACAAGCACAATCATTAGAAGGCAGAAGATTTTATATTGATGCATGGGGAATGACTATGACCAGCAGAAGAGCATATGAACCAGAACTAAAACAAGTAGTAGAAGATAATGGTCCTACATGCATTATTGCTGAGGTTAAAGATGGTAAACCTATGGAACATTCTAAACAAGAATGGTCTAGGGAATCAATAGAGAACCAATTAAAGAGTTTTCCTGCATATAGACATGTTAACGGATATCAATTAACATTATAATGGCAAAGATTAACAGAGAAAACATAGCTGACCACTTAGTAGACTACCAGTTAGGAATGATTGGTAAGTCTACACAAGAGGCACATATGATAAAAGAATGGTACAATAAATGGACCATGACACAAGAGCAGCACGATCAGTTCAAAGCTTATGCATTACCACTAATCAAAAAAGTGTTTAAATGTAGAAAAGCAAGAGCTGAGGATACATTCAATTGGTTCGATTTACAATTTGGATTACGTATTAAAAATTAAAATTATGGGAGCAAGTTGGTTTCAACAAACAGGATATGGTGCATCATTAAGAGAAACATATAAGGGTCTTAAAGAAGAAGCACTAGTTGAGTATGGACATCAAGAAGGATATAATGGTACAATCAGTACAACTCATCATTGTGAAGACCTTACAGATCAATATAAGAGAAGTAAGAAAGACTTAAATGAGTATATCAAAATGCAAATGGATAAAATTGATAAGTGGCATTGTGCTGCTATCTGTATTCAGGAGCCTAAAGCTAATGGTAATAAGACTCAATCTAAAGTAGATCACATTGTTACACAAGGTACGAAGAAATGGGTGCTTAGATATGTAGTGTATAATCATGAAGATTATATGATTGCATCTTGTAACACTAAAGGTGAAGCTGTTAAAAAAGCTAGAGAATACACAGAAAAACGTCAAACTTTTACAAAAGTATGTATGGAAAAGACCCTTGAAAAAGGCAATAGTACAGTAGCTAAAATTACATACAAGAAGTCTAACACAGAAAGACCAGGTAGATGGGTATTCTTTGGTTGGGCTGCAGAATAAAACAATACATATGAAAAAATGTTACAGATGTAAGGAACTTAAGCCTATTGAAGAAATGTCTGCAACAAAAGGGTTTTGTAAGCCTTGTAAAAGAGAAAATTCAAGAGAATACAATTTAAAGAATAGAGAAAAGTTTCTTGAGACTGCGAGATTGTATAGAGAGAAAAATAAAGAGAAGATAAAAGCAAATAGAAAACAGGAACCTTTTGAAAAACGCAAGGCTTATAAAGAAGCAAATAAAGAATACATTGCTATCAAGAGAAAAGAATACAATTCTAGACCTGATATTATAGAAAAAAGAAGATCATACAGGTTAAAATATGTTGAAAAGCTTAAATTATCAAAACCATCAAAGGTTAAACATCCAGTAAGAACTTTAGAAGAAATAAAAGTTTGGAGAAGAGCTTATAAAAAACATAGAATGGCTACAGATGTTAATTTTAGAATAACAAAAAATCTTAGAGCTAGGCTTAATTATGCTCTTAATAGAATTCATATGAAATCTGCACCAACTTTTGAATTATTAGGATGTGATGTAAAGTTCTTAAAGTCGTATTTAGAAAATAAGTTTCTTCCAACAATGACCTGGGATAATTATGGTACAGTGTGGCATATAGATCATATAATGCCTTGTGCTAAGTTTAATCTAGCAGATCCTGAGGAACAGAGAATATGTTTTCATTATACTAACTTACAACCTTTATTTGCTGTTACAACCGTTATTGATGGTGTAACTTACATAGGTAACCTGAACAAGCAGGACAGGATTATTCAATTAGTTGCTTAACTACAATAAATTAAACATATGGAAAAAGAATTTCTACCGTATCAAGAAGCGTTAGACCTTAAAGAACTAGGCTTTAATGAGAAGTGTGCTGCACATTATTTAGATGTAGATGATTTAGAGTTAAAATGGCTCATATATAGAAATCTCTCTATTGATACTAATAAGTGTATACAAGCACCATTATACCAACAGGCATTTAGATTTTTCAGAGAGAAGTATGAACTAACTAGTTGGGTATATAATAGCGATAAAGATAATTATTTTTATAGTATATTGCAAAATGGTAGAATCATAAAAGCCCATAAAGATTTTATCACTTATGAAGAAGCAGAACTTGCTTGTCTTAAAAACCTAATTGAAATAGCTAAACAATTATAATATGTCAGATATATCAGCATGCAATGGTGGTAGTTGTCCATTAAGACTACACTGCCACAGATACACTTGCCCTAAAGAAGAATTAGGACAATCTTATTTTAAGGACCCTCCATATCAAGTGAGCATGATAACAAGTGAGCTATTTAACTCAGTTGGTGTTATGACATTCACATGCCCTTTCTTTTGGAACAATAAAGACTTTAAAGATGAGAGACCAAAGCTTGAAAATAATGGAGGATTGGGAGAGAGAATCTCTTAAAGATTTAGTATATTTGCAAGAGGAGAGCTATGAGCTTGATAAACAAATCCAGAAGGAGTTAAACAAGTTTAGAAAGCCTGCGGCTATATTTATTGTAGATACAGATAAAATCTTAGAGAGAGATGAAGTTAGACATAACGTACTTCCATTTTGAGGAACTACTCAAGAAAGGATACAGCCTAGATGTTGTATTCCTATTAAAGCTTATAGAGGAGAATTATGATGTTCGTGCGTTACGAACTGATAACATTAAGATAGAAGCTCTTTATCAGACGCTAGTTAGGAAAGGATTGATAACAGAAAAGGGACTAACGCTCACAGGTAAAGAGCTTCTAAAATTTATCAACATCAAAGAACCAACTGTCAGGATACAAAAGAAGGTGGACATCACATCAGAGTTTGAAGAGTGGTGGAAAGCTTTTCCAGGTACAGATAACTTTACACACAAAGGGAAGAAGTTCTCAGGTGATAGAACGTTAAGAAAGACCAAGGAAGACTGTCAGTTGAAATTTGATAAGATATTAGAGGAAGGAGAATATACAGCAAAAGACCTGATAGATTCATTGAATCTAGATGTGTTACAAAAGAAGGAGAATTCTGTAAAGACAGGGACTAATAAGCTAACATACATGCAGAATAGTCTCACTTATTTAAACCAGCGTTCTTTTGAACCCTTTATAGAGCTCTTAAAAGAGGGCTATACTGTGGAAGATAAAGCACCTACAAATGGAGGTACAGATATATGAAAAATGAAATTTTGGTATGTAAAGAATGTGGATCAGCAGATTCTATTCAGATAAGAGTTTGGCAGTATGTAAACAATAGTGAATACGCAGGGGAATGTAGTGACGATAGTGGAGATAGATGGTGTGAAGATTGCGAAGAGCACGTTGATTTCATAACGCAAGAAGAATATGAAAAAAAGTAATCTATGAGTTTCGAAGACTTAAAAAAACAGGTACAGGCAGGCTTAGAGGGTAGGAATGGTGGTATACCTATGGGTTTTGATAGACTTAATAGATATATTGGTATTAGAAAGTCCATATATACGCTTATAGGTGGTCTCACTGGTTCTGGTAAGACTAGCTTTATTGATGATGCATATGTGCTTAATCCATTTGATTGGTATATAAGCAAAGCAAATAAAACAAACATCAAGCTAAGGATTATATACAGATCCATGGAGAGAAGCAGAACTTATAAGATGGCTAAATGGGTAGGTAGAAGAATATTCATCGATCATGGTGTAACTATCACAGTTAACAAACTGTTGGGTTGGAATGATAGAATGACCAAGGATGAACATGATCTATTTCTAATGTATGAAGACTATATAGGAGAGATGAGCGAAGTGATTACAATCATTGATGGTCCAGAGAATGCTGTAGGTATTGCTAAAGAATTAAAGGCACATGCTTTACAGAATGGAACCATTGAGCAGGTGGATGAATACAATAAGAAGTATTTCCCCACAAATGAGAATGAAATCACTATGGTTGTTATCGATCATATAGGCTTATTAAAAACTACACAAGCCCAGCCTACAAAGAAAGATGCTATTGATAAGATGAGTGATGAGCTCAGATATGCTAGAGACTTCTATGGATATAGTCCTGTTGTTGTTAGTCAGTTCAATAGGAGCATTTCTAACATGGCAAGATTAAAGAGTGGTGATGTAGAACCACAACTAGAAGACTTTGCAGAGAGTTCAAGCACGCAGAATGATGCTGATGTTGTACTAGGATTGTTTGACCCAATGAGATATAAAGTGGCTGATCCATCAGGCTATGAATTAGATAAGCTAAAAGATAACTTTGGTGCCAAGTATTTTAGATCTCTCAGGCTAATTAAGAATAGCTATGGTGAAGATGATGTTAGAATAGGCTTAGGCTTCTTAGGAAGCATTGGTATGTTCAAAGAACTGCCTAGAGTGAAAGACATTACAGAAGCGGATTATACAGCAGTCGTGAATAAATCATTTTTCCTAAACAAATAAACATGAGTATAAAAACAAACGTATATAACACACTACCAAGTAAAAAAGACCATTGGTGGCAGATTGTAGTATTGCCTACAGTTAGTATTATGAACAACATACAAAAATATGATCCATACGTGGCTGTCAATTTTGAATGGTTATTTTGGTCATTTACTACAATTATAAGCTATGGCAAAAAAGGAAATCTCTTTACGAGATAAGAGGCAACAGGAGTTTGCTGAGGTGTTCCTAAAACATGGAGAGTTTGGTATTCTAAACTTATGTCCTAGATTTGGGAAGATCTATACAACTATCAACATATTAGAGAAACTAGACAAAGATATCAACATCCTGATAGCCTATCCAGATCTTAAGATTAAGGAGGCTTGGGAAGCTGATTTCAAGACTAGAAAATACAAGAATCCCCACATAACGTACACTACGCATCTATCTATTAAAAAGCACACAGGTGGTGTATTTGACCTAGTAATACTAGATGAGATACATTTACTCTCTGAGGCACAAATAGAGGCTGTAAAGGAGCTAAAATGCATAAGTGTGCTTGGTCTTACAGGAACATTAGCTAGTGATACAGAAAAGACCCTCAATGAGGAGCTTGGAATGAATGTATTAGCTACCTATCCAATAGAACAAGCTATTGCAGAAGGAGTTATTACAGACTATGAAATCACTGTAATAAAGGTTCCTCTAGATGATAAGCGTATTAACGATTATAAAGGGAAGAAGCGTACAGAGAAAAGACAATTTGATAGCTATGCCTGGGTGATTGATCAGCTAGAAAGACAAGGAAAAGCAACAATGTTCCTACGTCTAGCTAGAATGAGAATCATACAGAATAGCATATCTAAAATGGAGAAGACAAGAGAAATCTTAGCTAAATACAAGCAAGATAGAATCTTGGTATTTTGTGGTGTTACTAGAATAGCTGACACACTTGGTATTCCTTCCTATCACAGTAAATCTACAGAGAAAGAAATCTTTACAGACTTTGCTGAGGGTAAAGGGAATCATTTGGCTGTTGTTAAGATAGGTAACACAGGTGTAACTTACAAACCACTTAACAAGGTGATTATCAATTACTTCGATAGTAATGCAGAAAACCTTGCTCAGAAGATTAATAGATGTATGGCTATGGAATACAACACTCCAGACAAGAAAGCCCATATATACATCATATCTTCTAATGAGGAAGTGGAATTAAAATGGCTCAAGAAAGCTCTTGAGTTCTTTGACAAATCAAAAATTAAATACTTATGATCTTAGAATTATGGGAAGAAATTACCCCAGGAGATGCAACAATGTATTCAGTGAGAGCAGGTGGTTCAGCTATTAAATGGTTTGCTCACAAAGATAATGCAGAGGAATTTTATGAACAGATTGTTGCTCATCCAGACCTCTTAAAACCTCGAAAAAATATTTTGAAATCTCAGGAAATTAGCTTATCTTTGGAGGAAACAAATAACTAAATATTAAACATGGCAAGCAAATTAATTGGTATTGTTGGTCCAACTGGTACAGGTAAATCAACGTCTATCAAACACTTAGATCCAAAGGAAACGTACATCATCAATGTTGCTAAAAAGGAATTACCTTTTAAAGGAGCAGAGAAGTTGTACAATGCAGAAAACAAGAATTACAAAGAGGTAGATGATGCAATTGAAATCACTCGATTGTTAAAGACCATCTCAGAGAAAGCACCTCACATTAAAAACATCATCATTGAAGACTCTAATTACATTATGGGTTTCAATATGATAGCAAAAGCTACAGAAGTTGGTTACACCAAGTTCACTCTAATGGCTAGAGATATGGTAGAATTGTTTAGAGAAGCAAGACGCTTGCGTGATGATTTAAAAGTGTTCTATTTCACACACCCTGAAACTATTGAAGATGGTGGTGAGATTGTAGGATACAAAATCAAAACTGCAGGTAAATTGATTGATAATCAGATTGTCCTTGAAGGTTTACTAACTGTGTGTCTATATACACATGTAGAAGATAACAAGGATGGTTCTGCTAATTATCAGTTCTTAACAAATCGCTTTAGAAAGTATCCAGCTAAGAGCCCAGATGGTATGTTTGCGGATGTTAAAATCCCAAACAACTTACAGCTTGTAGTAGACACAATTGACGAATATTATAAATAACAATTAAAACTAGAAAAACATGTCAGGAATCGGTGGAAACAAAAGACAGCAATCAGGTGGTGAATCTAACTTCTCAAAGAAGGTAGGATTATTTGAAGCAACTGTGATTGCAATTAACCCAACAATTGAAGAGTTCAAAGACAAATTAGGTATTGAACTTAAAGAAGACAGCAAAGCAGCTGATTACTTAGGAATGAGTCAAGATGGTAACAAAACACTACGTGTGGACATCTGGCTTGAAGAAGTTAAGAGTAAGGATAAGTTTAAAGCTGTATTCTTCCTTGAGAACAAAGAAAGAGAAAACAAAGATGGCAGCAAGAAGCAATATATCAACTCTGTTGGTAGCTGTTCTTGGGCTGATGATGAAAACAATCTCCCTAAATGGTTTACAGAGCGTGATGTTCGTGTAGCTTATATGGGTGAAGAAGATCTTTATAACTTCTTACGTACATGGTTAGGTAATTTAGATTACCGTGATGCTGAAACCACTCTACAATTAGACTGGAGCAAGCTTATGAAAGGTAATGTTAAAGACCTAAGAGACCAAATCAATGGTGAATGGTGTACAAATGTCGTTGCTTTAGCTACAGTGAAGACTGTTGAGAAAGATGGTGATATTAAGGAGTATCAAGGTGTATATAATAAGGGATTCCTACCTGCTTATACATTGAAGCAATTTAGACTAGTAGATTTCAGTAGCTCTACAATCCTTAAAGGATTACGTGAGAAGAAGTCTAAAGATCTAAAACCTCATGAGCGTTTTGTATTAAACGTTACAGGTGAGTATGGATGTAAAGAGTTCTATACATTCAAAGACTTAGCAGAGTATAACGCAGATGATAATCTTGTAGCCTCTGATAGAGTGCTAGAAGAAGATGATAGCGACTTTTAATTTTGTCCCCTCCCCCTATAAAAGCCCCTCATCTGTAAAAAGGTGGGGGGTTTTAACTTTATATATATGATAAACGGAAAAAGAAAAACAAAGCTTACACCAGAGTCCGTACTAGACAAGATAACTGATTATGATATATTTAGGTTCTATATGCCTGATAAGAGTTGGAAGCTTAACCAAGTGACCTATTCTCCATTCAGGAATGAGAACAATCCTTCCTTTGTAATAGGGAATAAAAGGGGCTTTATATCATTTATTGACTTTGCTGATACCAGTAAAAGAGGTGATTGTTTTGAGTTTGTTAAGCTCCTTCACAATCTATCTAGTATGAATGATGTGTTAAAGATTATAGACAGAGATTTTGGATTAGGAATAGTTACCAAGGGTACAGAGCAATACAAGAAAATAACAGCTGAATACAAACAACCAGATGCTGTTAAGAGATATTCTCTCATCCAGGTGGTAACAAAGAAGTTTACACAAGAGGAGTTAGCCTATTGGAATCAATATCATATAGATATAGAGGATCTAAAAAGTAACAACGTCTATTCTATCAAAAAGGTGTATTTGAACAAAAGTTTGTTCTACACTAATGGTCAGGAAATGAGGTTTGGTTATTTCTATGATGGACATTGGAAGATTTATACACCGTTTGGAGATAAGAAAACCAAATGGTTACCTAACAATGTTCCTATCACCGCTATGGATGGTAAAGAGGACATAGTTAATTGCAAGGTGGCATTCATCAATAAGAGCAAGAAAGACTATATGGTTATGAAGAAGATCTTTCCATGTAGCTGTGCTGTACAGAATGAAGGTGTTGGATGTTTCTCTCCAGAGAACCTAGAATATCTTAAAGCTAATTCTGACAGACAAATCCTCAGTTTTGATAGCGATGTTACAGGTGTAACTAACTCACAACAGATTACCAAGCTATTTGATTTTGATTATGCTAATGTTCCCCGTAAGTATCTAACAGAGGGTATAAAGGACTGGGCTGATCTAGCAAAAGCTCATGGTTTACAATCTATTGAAGATTATTTAAAACAAAAACACATTTTATGACACTGCATGATTTAAAAGAAGCTATTAGAAACGAAATAGAATTTCTTGAAACAACAGAAGGAGATGAAGTGGAGTGTATTGGTATTGAGAACCTGGAAGGTATATTATCACAATATTTTAAAACAGAAATTAAACTAACAGAAGAGTATGAAAACTGAGAACTACAACACAACGAAAGAATTGATTCTTGCAGCAGATATTCCTGCACAGACAAGAACTTACAAACCAGTTAGCCACGGTCAATTGATTGATCTTACAATGGATGGCATTCAGAAGGCTGGATTTGTATTAGACAAAGAAACATACACAGCTAGTACAAATGGTCAGATTGCTAATGGTAGATTTACTATCAAGAATGTAATGGATAGTGAGATGCAATTAGAGATTGGCTGGCAGAATAGCTACAACAAGCAACTTACATTAAAGTTTGCCCTAGGTACACGCATTATGATTTGTCAGAATGGTTGTGTATCAGGTGATTATGGTGCATTTAAGAAGAAACACGTAGGTGAGATACAATCATTTACACCAAATGCTATTAGTGAATACATCAAGGCTGCAGGAGAAAGCTTTAGAACTATTCAGTTCCAGAGAGATCAAATGAAGCAAGTGGAAGTTACTAAGCGTGTTAAAGCTGAATTGATTGGTAGAATGATGATTGAAGAGCAGTTCATTACATCTACACAATTGAATATCATTACCAGAGAATTAACTAGCCCTACACATGATTATGGTGCACCTGATAGCTTATGGGAGTTGTACAACTACACAACATTTGCTATGAAGGAAACACATCCTGCAAACTGGATGAGTAGTCACATTAAAGCACATTCATTCTTTGTAGATGCTTCAGGACTTCATACACCAAAAGATGAGGTGCCTGTTATTATGCAATTAGAACAATTAGAATTATTTTAATATGAATTGGAACAAATTTGAATCACAATTTCATCCATCATGGCATAGACTTATACAGCCATTCATTGAAAGTGAAGCTTGTGATAACATCTATAAATTCCTAAAATCAGAGAGTCAGAGGGGCAAGAAGATTGCTCCTCTTTCTCCTAATGTTTATAGATGCTTTTTAGAGACTTCACTAGATGACCTAAAAATGGTTATGGTGGGTATGTGCCCTTACCACACATTAAAGAATGGTAGTCCTATAGCAGAAGGTTTGTTAATGGGCTGTTCTACAACAGGTATATTACAACCTTCTCTTACAAAGTTCTATGATGGTATAGAAAAAGAGTTGTATGAGGGATTAAATCTCACTATACTAAAGAATCCAGATGTTACCTATTTGGCTAAACAAGGAGTTCTTATGTATAACGCAGCTTTAACCACTGAAATCAATAAAGCAGGTTCACATATTGATATCTGGGAACCTTTCACTAAGTATTTATTTGAAGAGGTGCTATCCTATACAGGAGTGCCTATTCTGTTCTTAGGGAAAGATGCTTCCAAGTATGAGAGATATGTACCACCGTTTAGTTGGTCATTCACTGTAAGTCATCCAGCCAGTGCTTCTTACAAGCAAACTGATTGGGATACAGAAGGTGTATTTACTAAGCTAAACAAGATATTAAAAGAAAACAATAATACAGAAATCGATTGGCTAGAAAAAGTGCCATTCTAAAACTAAAATTATGGAAGAATTACAAGTGTATGTAGAAAACAACAGAAGTGAAGATTTAGAATATGATTACGATCTTATAATGGGAGGTGCGGTAGACACATTAAAATACTCACATCATAAAGATTGGACATGTGGAGGAGAAACAGCATTAAAGTTAACAGACGATGGTAATGGTATTAAGTTCAAATTTCCTGATAAGAAGGTAATAGAACTAGACTATAACGAAGCACGTGAAATGCTTGTTATGTTAATGATGCACATGGATGAAAAAATAGAAATCAGAAAATCAGAACTTATTAAAACTATTTAATTATGTACAAAGTTAGATTTGGAGAAACAATTGAAAAGGGAGACCTCATTGCTATTGCTAATGGTAATGATTTCTCAATAGGTATTTACTATGGTAGAGGAATAGGAGGAACTGTTCAGTATTACATGCCTAATGCTGTTAAGCATTGTATGGAACGTTTTAACGTAAAAACAGCAGAATTAACTGCTCAAGGAAAACCTACAGAACCTCTTAAGTTAAATAGATTTTGGAAGTGTTACATTAACACACCAAGAGATACACGAATAATGAAATTGAACAGAGAAAACATTACAAACCAAATAGACATAGAAGACATCAGAGTAGCAAAAGAAGCACTAAAAAACTTTAACATCGACGTAAAATACTAATCATGATACTAGAAAAACAGACAGAAGCAACTATCCTACAAGAAGGAGAATCACAAGAATCAATTGGAATGTCATTAGACCTGGACTCAGCTCAGGTGCTAATGCAAATGTTAAGTAAGAATTTATATTCAGATGCAATAGGTTCCACCATTCGTGAGTGTGCCTCTAATGCATTAGACAGTCACAGAAGAGCAGGCATTGATAAACCAATCATTGTTAGCCTCAATAGGAATAACCATGATAACTATGAATTCTCTGTAGAGGATTTTGGTATTGGTTTAGATGCAGATGATGTAGTTAATATCATCAGCAAATATGGTAAAAGTACAAAGCGTAATAGCAACACAGAATTAGGCATGATGGGTCTTGGTTTTAAGGCCCCACTAGCATACACATCTACCTTCTATTTTACTGCAAGGAAAAATGGAACAGAAAGAAAATACATGATGTATGAGGGAGAAGAAGTGAATTCAATTGATTTACTTCATGAGACTCCCACAGATCAGCCAAACGGTGTTAAGGTGACTATACCAGTCAACTATTACGATAGACATGATTTTGTACGTAAGACTAAAGAGCAGCTAGCTTATTTTGAGAACGTGTATTTCAATGTACTAGATAATGAGGTGAGCAATGATTTCACTATCCATAGATCAGAACACTATCAAGCTTCTAGCCTATCCAGAGATAGTTATTTACATATTTGTTTAGATAACGTGTATTATCCATTGGATTTCACTAGATTAGGTATTGATAGAATAAGCGTTCCTGTAGGTTTAAGATTTAGTCTTACAGATGGTTTGTTCCCTACACCAAATAGAGAATCCATCAGATATACCAAGGAAGCTAAAGATATCATCCTAGCTAAGATTGGTAAAATGGTTGATCATTTTATTACTAAATACAATGAAACTGTTGCTGATTCTGATGATTTCATGGCTGTATTGAGATATCATGCTACAAACAGAAGATATGTTGATGTTCCTGGTAAGAATACTAACTTTGATTTAAGTGATTTAGTTAAACATGGTAGTGTTCTAATCGCTTCTCCTAGGGTGAGCAGTCTAAAGAAGCTTGACTTACAAAAACTTGTCAGAAACAAGGAATACATCCTTGGTGAGTATGATAAGAAGTTTGAGCTTTACAATGGTAGAATGTCTCAGGTGAAGAGCTATTGGAGAAGTGGTGTTGATGTTATAAACAGAAACGATGAACCACACTATTTCTATTCTGAGAAGATTAGTGGTGCTATGAAGGATTATATTAAGAGTATAGCTCCAAAGAGCAGACATGCATATTTCATTAGAAAGGTGAAGACATTCAAATTGGGTAGTCTTACAAAGATGAATGATTATGACACTTACATGAAGCTTCTTGATTTGGAAAATTATCCAAGAACTGAGTGGAGAGAGCTTATTGCAGAGTTTCAAACTGTATTAGCTTCTCTTACATCTACCTTTATCAACCTTGATGAGATGGTTATACCACAAGCTTTCCTAGATTCTAGGAAGAAGCAAAAGGGAATCACTGTTACTGTTGGTGGAACAAAGGTGAGAAGAGTTAAGTTAGAAGGTGAGGTGATTGGTAGACAATTAGTGGATTTAGAAAGAAGTGTAGATGGTAAGAATTCTAAACTGGTTAGCAAGATTTATGGCCTTGCTGAAATGCATAAGTATAACAAGCTTGTTATCTATGGTACCCAGGCAGATATCTCCACTATGGATAAACTATATTCAATTATCAATAAAAGTAAGATAGAACTAGCTGTTTTCTCTGAGAGAGAACTTAAGACACTATCTACTATTGATATACACAATCTAATCCCTTTAAGTAAGTTTATGGAAGGTAAAAACAAACCATTCAAGAGAATTGTAACAGCCTATCTAATTAATGAATTACATAATAAGTTTAGTAGATCATTCATTAGAAGAGAAAAAATAAGTCTCATCTCTACAGATTTGTATGAAAAGATGCAAAGACTAAATGGTTACAAGAATGAACATCATTGCCATGGTAATAATACAGTGCATTTAGCTATGCTAGAAGTGGCTCAAACACATAACTTATTTGATATGGAGATATATCATGAGTATGTGGAAGTGAAGAACCTTCTAGAAAGATTACCGTTCATTGAAGCTATGTCAGACAAAATACAGAGTTATGATAATGATAACTCTCCAATAATCAGTGCATTCCGTGATCTATTCAAGTATCATGGACATAGAATTGACTGGAAACACTACAACATTCGTATTAATGAAGAGGTAGTAGAAGAGTTAACAGAAGCTTCTGTAGAGCAGTTGGTAGAGAATTTATAACAAAAAAGGAAATATATTGCTCATTTGCATGAATTTTTCTAAAATTTCATGCATTTTTCCCCCAAATGAGCAATATATTTCTCTTTTTAATACATTTATTTTAAAACAAAAAACAAAACACAATGGGACTATTCAGTTTAAACTGGTTCAAGAGCCAGAAACAAAAGCAATTAGATGAATTACAACATGAGATTGAAGTTAAAAGACTAGAGAAGACATTAAGACATTTAGAACCAGGAGAGAGCAAAGAGCCATCTTATTTTTCAACAACTACAGGTGCGTGGAATCCAATTATTAATATTCCTGCAGGAGAATCGAGCTATCAAACTTACAATAGTGTTCCTATTTCTAAGCCTTATTCCAATATTAAGATTGTGAATGATGTGCTTACAGTGGTGCTTAATGATGGTTCTATCATCACTAAGTCTAAAGCTACAGCAGAAGACTTTAATAATGCCAGAGAATGTAAGACAGAAGCTTGTTTGTTGACCCTTGTAGGTTCTCCAGATATACTAAAGGAAAAGCAGGAAGCACAGGCTAAATATGAGAAAGCCAAGGCTATTCAAAAAGGTGCTGAGTATCTAGCTAAGTTTGATGATTTTGAGATGAAAGACGGATCTCTTTATATCAAGGGAATCAACAGAAGCATCCCACCTTTGATGGTAGATGAGTTCTTACGTATTATTGGTAATCACAGTTACAACTCTATGGATAATGTAACAGATAGAGAAATCGATGAGGTGAATGAACTTATACAAGAAGACGAAGAGTATCAATCTCTTAAGCGTTTCTTTATGTGGTGTTGCTTAAATCCTAGAGCTGAGGTGGCTGATAAGCTATACAACTTCCTAAAGAAGAATAGCTTCCGTATCACCAAGCAAGGATTCTTTGTAGCATTACGTAACGTTGTAACATTACATGGATCTACAGAACTGGTACAATTCATCAGCAATGCTTACAACAAAACTAAAGCTGTATGGAAGAAGAACCCATCTGATTATGTTATATTCTTAAAAAATGGTGAATATAAAATGGTTGCTAAGTCTCTTCTTTATGAGTTAGAGCCATGTACATATTGTGATGAAAATGGAACTGTTCCTTGTGAGGCTGATGAATATGATGAAGAGACTGATTCTTATTATGACGATAGCTGTGAGTGTCCAGAGTGTGATGGTACAGGCAAGGTTTATGCAAATGAAGAAAGCCAGTATGGTGAAATGATTGGTAATCTAACTGAACTCTATCTTGATTTGCCTAATAGAGCAGAGAATAGATTTACAGATGCTCACACAAAGACATTTGACATCAGAATTGGTAGACCAGTAAACATGCCTATGGAGCAATGTAGATGGAATACTGATGATTGTGGTGCTGAAGGTTTACACTTCACTAGTGATGAGATTCATTATGTAGGTTGTGGTGATACTTCTGTTCTTGTACTTATCAATCCAATGAAGGTTGTAGGTATTGGTGAGTCTAAGGGTAGATGCTATGAGTATTTACCAATCATGACTGTTCCTCGTGAAGAAGCAACAGAAATCTTACATGATCTAGACTTTGATACAATGGAGCTTGATGAGAGCTATGCAATTCGCGAATTGGAAAATTTAGGTACAAAAGCTAGAGAAGGCTTTATTGCAGAAGCTAAGAAGTATGAGTTCAATCTCCCTGCTTTATCTGCTGTAGAAGTACTTAAAATTGTTAAGAGTCTTGACGAAATAAGACAAGAAATCTCTAAGAGAATCGTAAATATTGACTAACTTTGTAGGACCAGGGGCTAAAATCCCTGGTCTTATATTAAGCTTATGAAAAAGAACGCAACAAAGAGAAGAGCAAAGATACCTAGAGCTAAAAATCCAAAAGTGAGAAATGGTGGTACTATGACAGAATCAGCATTTTGGAGCTTCATTAGAAGTGCTTTAAGACAGAAGTCTAGATGGTGGAAACCTATTACAGAATGCAAGATGAAAGCTCGTAGGGCATATAAAGGTCCCAGTAAGAGACAGAAGTTTGAATATCAATGCAATAGCTGTAAAGCATGGTTTCCAGAGAAACAAATTAACGTAGATCACATTAAACCTGCAGGTAGTCTTAACTGTAAAGAGGACTTAGCAGGATTTGTAGAGCGTCTGTTCTGTGAACTAGATAATCTACAGGTGTTATGTGAATCATGTCATGATGTAAAAACTAAATTAGAGAAGAAATGAGTGACTTAGAGATAACAATCAATAAAGAACCATCGTTCACAGAGATATGGCATGAGGGATATATTACATATAACTCAGAGAAGCACTATTTCTGGTTAATCCATCCAAGAAATGTAGATGATAAGGGAGATCCTTATGAACTAGAGGTTAGATGGTTCTTTCAGAGGGTACCAAGGGAGGTTAGAGCAATGCATCCCTATATTATAGAATCTTTTAAACAAACACTAAATGATACAAGGACCAAACAGGACAGAAGCAGCTTATAGGGCTGTAGTAATGGACAGTTCCTCAAGCTTGAAGGACTTTTCCACGGACAGAAAGAAATACCACAAGAAGTATGTCCTAAATGAGAAGGTAGAGGATAAAGACACAGCAGCATCAGTTATTGGTAGAGTGGTAGAAACATTGCTTATGGAACCTGAGTTATTTGATACCAGGTTTTATATGTCAACTGTTACTAGTGCACCAACCAATCTTATGCTAGAATTCGTAGAAGCATTGTATAGACATACAGCTGCAGCTACAAATGAAGATGGTGTAGTTACAAGAGAGATGGAAGACATCATGAAAGATGCATATGTAGATTCTGGATTCAAGATTAAGATTGATGCTGTTCTTGCTAAATTCATAGGATCTGATGCAGAAATCTATTACAAAGAAATCCGTGAGGTGAGAAGTAAAGGCCTCACCGTTGTTACCACACAGGATATAGCTAACGCAGAGAAGATTGTAGAAGAGCTTAAGACTAATGATTTTACAGCACCAATTGTAAACCTAGTTAATAGTGCACGCTACAATGTATATAATCAGCTCCAAGTAGAAGGATATGTTGTATTTGGACATATGTTCAAGAGCATGATGGATAAGGTGATTGTTGACCATACAGAGAAGACAATCCAGGTATATGATCTTAAATGCACGTGGTCTGTAGAAAACTTCTATGAAGAGTATTATCTCTATCGTAGAGCTTATATACAGGGCTATTTGTATTTCTTTGCAGCAAAGCACATGTTTGATGAGCTAGTAGCTGTAGGATATGAGATATTACCTCCTAGATTTATTGTATGTGACAGCACAAACTATGCATGTCCACTGGTATTTACAATGGATGATAAGTCATTCCAAGATGCTGAACAAGGATTTGAGCACAAGAGTAGAAAGTATCCAGGTGTTAAATCTATCATTGAAGACCTCAAATGGGCTATTAAGAATGATAAGTGGAACATTTCAAGAGAAAATTATTTAAATAACGGGTTAGTAAAATTAGGTTAATGGAGACAACAAAGACAATCACCAGTATATTCATTGTACCAATATTTAGTATTGGTAAAGAAAAACTAGTAAATAATGGGTTTGTCAATGGTTTTATAAAAGATAGCAGAAGAGATGTTCAATACAAGGATTCTGTCTATCTTTTATTTAAGCCTGAGGACCTAGATAAATTTAGAGTGTTTCTAGATGGTGAATATGAAAAGACTAAGTCTATTATAGATGATTATGATTATGAAGAGGGTTATGTTGTTGTAGTTTATCAAATTAATCCAAGGCTAATGCCTGATATAGAATTGGTAAAACAAGGCAAATATTCCCAAACTTCTAGAAAATTCCAGCAGATTTTCCCTAAAACTATCAAAATAAATAAAAATGGCTTACAAAAGGATGAGTTGTCTCTTCAATACAGAATCTTTAATAAAACAGAAGATTTGAGACAGTTCTGGGAAGAAAAGTTTGATGTAGTATTTGATGATGATATGGAAGTCTGGTATGGTTTTATGGAAGAAAAAGAAATTCTTGACCTAGATAAAATCAAAGAACATGTATAACAAAGAAGTGTTAGAAGAACTAGTAAGTAAGTTTGGTATAGAAAATACCATTCTGTTCTGTAAAATGGAAGCTCTCAAGAATTCTATTCTATACGAAGATTGTATTAAGAACAATCAAAATACAACAGATTGTGTAGAGTTTGATTTTGAGAGGGACTGGTGGCAGAACAAATATGAAGAACTAAATAAAACAAAATCGCTATGACAGGATTAGAACTATTAGAAAAGTATGACAAAACAGCTATTGTTATCAAGCAGTATTATTTAAACAGCATGTTGGAGTCCCTAAAGGATGAAGAACTTCCAGAGAACTTCAAAGAATATGCTCGTCAAACAACTATTGATAATGATAAGATAGGTAAGCTTATAGATTTACAACCTAGAGGATTGTTTGATGTATTTGATAACAACAAGGTGTATATAGGAATCACTCCTAACTTCTTAATTGGTGGTATGGAGTTTAAATACACTATATCTGAAGATGTGTCTGGTGAAGCTCCTACAAGAATAGAAGCTGAGAAAGCAGTTATTGAAAAAGCATTTGAAATCTTAAACAATAAACTATGAGTGAAAGAGGAACAGCAACAGTAAAAGATGAAATAGTAATGGATGTTCTTATGAAATATGCAAAGCGTAGTGAATTAGGACAATCTAAGTACGGTACTACATTAGAAACTAATAATAAAGACAATTTTCTACAGCATCTACAGGAAGAACTTATGGATGCAACGCTCTATTTAGAGAAACTAATGCAGCAAAATAAGGAACTAACTAAATTAGTTAGAGACCATCCTAATGATGCTGAATTAGGAATGAAAATAAGAAATTTAGTTAAGTAGAATTTTTGAAATGTCTTGGTTTATAAGAAGTGCGGTTGTACATTTGCAACCCCCTTTTTTAACCAATTAAAAACAAAACAAAACATGGATTTAGGATTAGATGCGTTAAGTAAAATAACGATTTTTAGTAAGTATGCGAAGTATGTCCCAGAACTCAAGAGAAGAGAAACCTGGGATGAGATAGTGGATAGGTATGAAACAATGATGATCAAGAAATATCCTAAATTACAAGATGCTATTGTAGAGAGTGCCAAGTTTATCAGAGATAAGAAGGTGTTACCATCTATGAGAGCCCTTCAGTTTGCTGGTCCAGCTATGGAAGTGAATAATGCTAGGGGATACAACTGTGCTTATCTGCCAGTGGATAGTCTGTATAGCTTCAGTGAGACTATGTTCTTATTATTAGGTGGTTCAGGTGTTGGTTTTTCTGTACAGAAGCACCACGTAGCTCAATTACCAGCTATTAAGAAACAAGAGTCTTATAAGCATAAGAACTATCTTATTGAGGATAGTATTATGGGATGGGCTGATGCTGTGAAGGTGTTAATGAAGTTCTATTTTGAAGGTGGTTTAAAGCCTAAGTTTGACTTTAGAGCTATCCGTGAGAAAGGAGCTAGACTTGTAACAGCTGGTGGTAAAGCACCTGGTCCAGAACCATTAAAGATTGCATTAGCTCACATTGATGCTATTATGGAGCGTAAAGAAGATGGTAGTAAACTATCTCCTCTAGAATGCCATGATATTATGTGTCACATTGCTAATAGTGTCCTTGCAGGTGGTATTAGAAGAAGTGCTATGATTAGCCTATTCAGCCATGATGATGAGGAAATGATTACATGTAAGTATGGTAACTGGTGGGAGCTTAATGAACAGCGTGGTAGAAGTAATAACTCAGCTGTCCTTAAAAGAGGTGAGGTGAGTGAAGAAGAATTCATGTCTCTATGGAAAAGAATTGAAGCATCAGGAAGCGGTGAACCAGGTATCTATTGGTCTAACGATCTAGATTGGGGAACTAATCCTTGTTGTGAAATTGGATTACGTCCATTCCAATTCTGTAACCTATGTGAAGTGAATGTATCTGATATTAAAGATCAAGACGATCTTAATGAAAGAGTGGCAATTGCTTCATTCTTTGGTACATTACAGGCAGGATTCTTTGACTTTCATTACTTACGTCCTATTTGGCAAAAGACTACACAGAAAGATGCTCTATTGGGTATTGGTATGACTGGTATTGGTTCAGGAGAAATCTTGAAGTATGACCTAGAACTAGTAGCTAACACAGCTAAAACTATGAATAGGGACCTATCAGCTCTTATTGGTACTAATGAAGCAGCTCGTATTACATGTATTAAACCTTCTGGTACAACTAGCCTTGTGTTAGGTACAGCTAGTGGTATACATGCTTGGCATGCTCCTCACTATCTACGTACAATGAGATTCAACAAGAATGAAGACATTGCTATGTACTTAGAAATTAACCATCCTGAACTATGTGAAGATGATGTATTACGTCCTAAGGATACAGTGTGTGTACGCATTCCAGTTAAAGCTCCTGAAGGATCTATTCTACGTACAGAGACAGCAATTGATACACTAGAACGTGTTAAGAAGTTTTCTACAGAGTGGGTTAAAGCAGGTCATAACAATGGAGCTAATACACACAACGTAAGTGCTACCATCTCTGTTGATAATGATAGAAAATACACTTCTATTAACATGTCTGATGGTAAAGGAAGTCAATTTACATTATCAAAAGAGGGCTGGTTAAATGAATGGCAAGCTGTAGGTAATTGGATGTGGACCAATCGAGATGTATACAATGGTTTGTCAGTGCTGCCTTATTTTGGAGGTAGTTATTCTCAAGCTCCTTTTGAAGACATCACAGAAGAGGAATACAACAACCGTATTAAATCATTGAAATCCATTGACTTAACAAAAGTGATGGAGATGGATGATACTGTAGACTTTGGTGCTATCGCTGCATGTGCAGGTGGTGCTTGTGAAGTTAACATCTAATGGAAAAGAAAGAATTCATAAAAGATAAACATTACTACTTGGATGGGGATAGAGTTGTATTTACAGCTCTGTTTCTCATCCAACGTGGTGAGTGTTGTGCAAACGGGTGTAAACACTGCCCATATACCAAACCAAGAAAAAAAGGTAATAATGTCTTAGAAGACAAGAAAGATATTTTGTTTTAGTGTTCTGTTTTTAGTTTTTCATTTTGATTATGAAAGCCCTGGTATATCTATACTGGGGCTATTTTTTTATTTTTTATTTTGTAAAGTTATTCGTAAATTTGTATCTATAAAATCAACAATTATGGCAAAAGCAAAGGAAAGCTCAGAGGGCAAAAGTAAATATCAAGAAGCCCTTGAGAAGTTAAACAAAGCTTATGGTGTAGGAACAATCCTAACACTAGAAAGCAAAACAGATGGTGAGTATGACATTATCAGTACAGGGAGTATTGGTTTTGATCATATCACTTTAGGAACTGGAGGATTTGTAAAAGGTAAGATGTATGAACTAATGGGCTGGGAAGGCTCAGGTAAGTCTACAATTTGTGGTCATGCTGTAGCAGAGTGTCAAAAGAAAGGTGGCACTGTGTTATATATAGATGGCGAGCATGCTGTAGATAAGCAATACTTCCAAGCTCTAGGTGTAGACACTACCAAGATGTTAATTGCTCAACCAAGCTGCGGTGAGGAAGGCTTTAACATTGCTATGGAAATGATTCAAACAGGAGATGTTGATCTTGTTATCATTGACTCAGATTCATCATTGATTCCTAAGAAACAATTAGATGGTGATGTAGGTGATAGCACTATCGGTTACAAAGCTAGATTGAATAGTAATGCATATCCAAAACTAAAAGGTGCCCTATCACAACACAATGTATGTGTTATTGTGGTAAGTCAATATCGTGAGAAGATTGGTGTCATGTTTGGTAACCCTACAACAACTCAGGGTGGTCATGCATTGAAGTTCTACACTGATGTAAGAATAGAGGTGAGCAAGAGCTTAGCTAAGGAAGGTGATGTAAACTACGGTAATATTACCAAGGTGAAAGCTGTAAAGAACAAGATGAGTTCTCCTTATAAGCTACATGCATTTGATATTGTATATGGTGAGGGTATTGATAAGGTGGGTGAGATTATGGAGCTTCTTAACGAGTTTGAACTTGGTAGGAAGTATGGTAAGACATTCACGTTCAATGAAACAAAGTATGATCTTGAAGAGTTTAAAGCTATGTTGTTAGACAACGAAGAGTTTTACAATGAAATCAAGACTAGCATTATTAACAAAATTAACCAAACTGAAATTAAAACTGAAGAAGATGTTACAAGTGAAATTTAAAAAGATCTCTGACAACACTATTGTTCCCTCTAGAGGAAGTTTAGATGCAGCATGTTATGATGTGTATGCACATAGTATTACTAGTGCAAACGGTAAGGTTGTTGTTGGTCTAGGGTTTAAGACAGAAATCCCTGTAGGCTATAAAGCTGTGTTAGTACCTCGTAGTAACTTAACTAAGTATAACTGGGTGATGAACAACTCTATAGGCATTATTGATGCTGACTATCGTGGTGAGTGGATGGTTATCTTTACAGCAATACCAGGGAAAGAATTTGCTGATGACTACCAAGACTTCCCTTATGCTGTAGGTGATAGAGTGGCACAGTTCTATCTAGATGAGGTGTATAACATTGCATTCTTAGAAGTGACAGCCCTATCAGATACAAATAGAGGTGAAGGTGGATTTGGTTCTACAGGATTAAAGTAATATAAAATTAAAATGATGACTCCAAGAGAATTAGCAGTGATTAAAGGTTACCAACGTGAGTTCCAAGAAACGTTTGGAAAGAGACTTGAAATAGACTTTGTAGTGATGAAAAATCTAGACTTCATGCAAGATGAAGGACAGACACTTGAGCAAGCTCTTTCAGAATGTGTTGAAAGACATGGTGCAGATATTGAGATAGTTAAAGATACTAATGTAAGACTTAACAGAAGCACTACTAGAAAAGAAAGGGCAGCTATTGTTGATTTCTCTAGATTTGTTATAGGTAATAATCTTTGTGTTAAAGATGCATCAGAGCTTATTAGAAGAGATAGAAGCAACATTTATCACTATGCAGGATGTAGATAAGTATGAAAACACAATGTAAAACATGTGGTAAAAATTGTGACGGAGAGTATTGTTTCCAACATAAGCCTAGAAAAGCTATGTCAAAAGGTACTAAAACTTTAAAGCTAATCAGAGATACATATAAAATGTGTGTCAAAAAAGATGAGGAAATTCGACAAATTTCCGAAATGCAACAGTTTTTCTTACAAATTTGGAAAAAAAGACAACACTTATCTGAGATTAGTGGGCTTCCCTTAGTTGGGGAGCCCCTCTCAGTATACTTCCATCACATTTTACCAAAAAATAAATACCCTCAAGCTGCGTTAGATGAAGAAAATATCATACTTTTGACCTTGAACGAACATGATCAAGTGGAGAGTGATATTTATAGGTTTGAGGAAGTAAACAATAGACGTGAACATTTAAAACAAAAGTATGAAATTAGCTGAGGGAATAATAATAGGTGTATCCTTGGTAGCCATGGTAGCTACATCTATCTGGGTGACAGATAAGAAAGCTCCAAATCCTTATTATAAGGTGTATACAATACCTGCTGGAACATTTGACCTAGATGTACAAATCATTGTTACAGAGGATACAGCATTTGCTGCTAAGTATATAACTACCAACTTTGACAGTAGTCTTAAGAGTCCTAATTTAGATGCTAGGGCTGTAACATTTGGTACAGCTGATGGTAAACCTCCTATCATATGGTTCTCAGATATTAAGGACTCATCTGTTGTACAACATGAATTACTCCATGTAACAATAGATATGATGAAATGGGCAGGTATTGAGCTAAATGATGAAACAGAAGAGGTGTACACCTACCAGTTACAGTATTTAACAAAACAATTTTATAAACAAGTAAACCAAAACAAATGAGTCAAGAAACTTATGAAGGACCACTAGTAGAGTCCAAACTTTCAGAAAAATTAACTGAAGAAAGATTAGAATTAGCACAAAAGATTGAAAGATTAAAAATGTTTGTCACTTTAAATCTTAGTTTTAGAGAACTTGGTTGGGAACATAAAGATTTATTGAAACACCAACTTAAAGCAATGTGTCACTATGAAGAAATCTTAGTAGAAAGATTAACATTATTAAACCAAAATAAATAAAGATTAATATGAGCAATTTATTCTTTTACACAAGAAAGGACGGTGACAAAACTTACACCGACAGTTTTAACCTGAACAAGGTGATTAGATCAGTACAAATAGAAGACAACAAAGTGTTAGTCTTATTAGATGATGCACATGACCGTTCAGAAGATGTTCCAGATATTGATCCTAAGACAGGAAAACAAAGAGGAGTTAAAAGACAACGCAACACATATTCAACAGAGATTAGCTTAGTTGATGAAGACGTAACTAGATTTAACAATTTAAATAATTAATCATGCCAAAGTTATTAGGAAACAGAGTGCTATTAGAACTACCTCCACAAGAAGAGGAAAGCAAGATTGTTGTAGACGAAAACACTAAAGAAGCATTACAAAGAGAATTACTTAACAAGATGTCTAAACTAAAGGTGTTACAAGTTGGTACCATTGTTACAGAGATTAAAGCAGGAGACTGGGTTTTAGTAGATCCAGCAGCTTTAAACAAAGCTACATTGGTTCCAATCTCTAACGATGGTGAAGAACGTGCAATATTAGTATCACCGTTTGACATTATTCAAGTGTGGTAACTAAAGATTATATAATGCCTCTATTAGGAGGCAGGTTGGGTAACAACTTGTTTATGATAGCTCATGCTCTTGCAAAAGGGCTTGACTATAATAAGCAGGTTGTTATTTACAAACCTCATGTAATCTATCATGGGAATGACTATTCAAAAAGTATATTTCGTGAGTTAAAGTTTGTAGACTCTTATCAGGACAATAGAAACTATAACTTAGCAGTTCCTTCAGACGATAAACCTACGTTCTATTTTGGATACTACCAAAGCGAAAGTTATTTTGAGAAGTATGGTGAAGACATTAAACGTTTGTTTGGTCCTCCTCAAGAGTTTGTAGAAAGGATTATTAATGAACTACCTCATCTACATAAGAAGATTGTTACAGTGATTAATGTACGTAGAGGTGACTATTTACACTCTCCCAATTACCACCCAGTGGTCACACCAGAATATATATACAAAGCTATTGAGAAAATACCTGATACAGAGATGTTTCTAATAGCTAGTGATGATATTGAGTGGTGTAAAGAAAACATACATCTCCCTAACATGTTCTTCTTAGAAGGATATAAACCAGAGGAACAGTTGTGGATCTTATCAATGTGTCAAAACTTTGTGATATCTAACAGCTCGTTTAGTTGGTGGGCTGCCTATCTTTGTAGAAATGCTAAAAAGATTGTCGTAGCACCTGAAACATGGTTTGGTCCAGAGTATCCCCATCAATGGGATTCGATGTACTGTAAGGATTGGATAATTCTACCTACCTATTTTCAAAAAGGACTAATACTACCAAAATGATAAGCGTACTAACAATCACATATAAAAGACACCACTTGCTTGAAGAAGCTATGGAGTCTTTCATTAGACAAAATCCTATACCTGATGCTGAGATGGTTATTGTAAATGATAATCCTGAAGTGGATTATACGTACAATCATCCTGCTATACGTATATTTAATCTTAAGGAAAGGTTTCCTTCCATAGCTGCAAAGCTTAAATGGGGATACAAACAGTGTAAGAACGATTACATCTATAGACTAGACGATGATGATCTATTAGGACCTAATGCAATCAGCGATGCTACAATGGGAATAGTGTTGAACAGTGGGTATGAAATCTACAGAAGTCAACATCACTATTTCTTTGTAAACAATAAGTTTGAGAGAATAAGTTCCAACATAAATAATGGAAACATCTATACTAAGAGTTACTTAGATAGAATCACATGGCCCCACAAATCAGGAGATGAGGATGCTGATATCACATTTGGACACCATGCTAGAATATACGAGAACATCCCTACAACAATGTTATACCGTTGGGGTATGGGAACATTACATATATCTGGAATGGGTATACAACCTAATGAAGTGATATTAGCTCAGGCAGATAAAGTGTTAGATGATAGAAAGGGTGTAATAGAGTTACATCCACATTTTAAAGAGGATTATTATTCTCAACTACCATAAACTTTCTTTCGTTTTTGCTCATAAAAAAAGCCCTCCATTTCTGGGGGGCTTTTCTTTTAGCTACCATTGGTAGCAGACCTATAATACTGAGACTATAGGGAAGATTATTTTGATAATTTCTTACCAGTCATAGGAGCCATAGGGCTCTTACCTTTATTTCTAGTATTATCTGATTCCCTCATATAAGGCTTGTTAGGCTTAGGGTTTCTAACCTTAGGAGCCAAACGTGGTTTACCTGATTTCATTAGCAACCATATTTACATTTACCACCCATCTTCTTTTTAGGAACAGGCTTCTTAACAGCTTTTTTCTTAGCTGAATCACCAGCTGCAACATAGTTCTTACCAAAAACAGAAGCTTTGTCTAAAGACTTAGCCATTTCATCAGTACGTTTGTCTATAGCAGCTCTAGTGGTTTTCTTACCCATTTCAGTGAGTGCTGTTGATTGTTTTCTGTTTTTTTCATGTTCTTTTGTGTTTCGAAGAGCTTTACCATCTTGAGCTTTCTTAACAACACTCTTACCGTATTTAGCACCAGGTACTGATTTTTTAGAAGCTTTAATAGCTTTACGTTCTGCTCTAGCTTCTTGACGCTCTTCTTTAGTTTTACCACCACTGAAAACATTTTTGATAGCTTGACCAGCTTTTTGAAGAGGACTAGGTCCATATGCACTTTGGAAATATCTTTGTCTTTGTGCACCGCTCATATTTGATACACAACCACCCCTTTGGGCTTTTTTAACCTTTTTAACAGTTGCCATTTTTATAAGTTTTTATTTTTTAACAATTTTTTTCTTGGTAATATTACCACCAGTTCTTTTCTTTGGTGTTGCACCTTTAGCATTTATGATTGATTTTACAATCTTTCTGCCATATTTTTTAGGTTTTGCAGGATAATCTTTATATACACCTGATTCTAATCCTTCTAAATACCTACCAGTACCTTTGAATGTTTTTTTACCCTCAGCATAGCCAGTTGTATCAACAGCTAGTCTTCTTTTTGGATAACGAACACCTTTAGTTTCATAAACTAATGAGTCGCCACTTTGAGCTTTAGGGGCTTTTGCAGCTTCAGCAGCTTTTTTTTCTTTTGCAGCTTTTGCACGCTCCCTTAATGGTATAAACATTTTGCTTGGTGGCTTAACTGAACTTGGTTTAACTGAACTTAAAGCTCTTTTTTGTACACGAGCAGCTACTCGTTCAGCCCTTTCAGGGTCTTTCTTTTCTATTCTGTGTATTCTATCATCTTGTGATTTTCTTTTAACAAGATGATCACCAAGTTGTGCTTTTTTTACTTTTGCCATTTTAACAATTCCATTTACGAAGTGATTTATTAATTCTGCTATTAGGATCGTTAGCCGTTTTAGCAGATGTGAGTTTCTTTTTCATACCTGACATTCTAGAACAGAAAGACTTACGTCTACTTGCTGCTTTAGAACCAGCTTTGAGTTTTGAAGGTTTAGTGGTAACAGCTGTCTTTAGTTTACTACCTGGATTAGCTTTTCTATAAGAAGCTACACCCTTAGCATTTAAACCACCTTCAGGGTTTTTACCCTCTTTTCTTTGCCATGCTGGGCTAACCTTACCACCATCCTTTAATGTAGAGCCTTTAAACTCTCCCTTCTTTTTAATAAGAGGACCATTAGGAACAGGAGTAATTTTACCACCAGCTTTAAGAACTCCCTTACCAACATAGGCTTCAGCCTTCTGTGGATTATAAACCTTTGTTTTAGGAATTCTAGCCATGTTATTTAGCTTTACGCTTTGCAGCTATCTTCTTAAATGTTTTAGCAAGAGCTTTAGCTCTACCTGTACAACCAGGTTTGGTGATAGGAGTGCATTTACCTTCTGTACCTCTAGCCTTAATAGACTTAGATACCTTCTGCATCCACTTACCATCTTTAGCCACCTTACCACCAGACTTCATAGGTTTATTACTAATAGCCTCATTATTTTTGGGAGCATACTTACCATAACCATCTTGTCTATCTAAAGCATCTGCCATAGCATTATCTCTAGGGACATTATATTTTTTTATAGCAGCCATGACTATTTCTTTTTAGCTTTTGCTTTACCACCCATCTTCATTTTTGTAGCACCTAACTGTTTGTCTCTTGTAAGACTAACTTTAGTTTTAACATTACGAGGAGGTAAGTTCATTTCTTGAACCTTAGTCCAAGCACCTTTAGGATCAATTGGTCCTACACGCTTATTAGAAGCAGTTAATCCAGCTTGAGCTTTCTTAATCTTAGCACCCTTCTTAGCAATAACACCACGTCCTTTAAGGATATCAGCTTTAGTAATCTTACCATCCTTATTTAAATCAGGGAATGATTTCTTTACCTTACCACCTTGGGCTTTCTTATTATCTTTAGCTTCTGCCATAGTTCTAGCCTTAAATGCAGGTAGGTCTTCCTTAGGCATAAGAGATTCAGCAAACGCTTTACCACGCTTATAACGTGTAGCTCTTTCTGTCATGCGTCCTAATACTTTTTCAGCTCTTTCAGGATTTTTCTTTTCTAGTCTACCAATTCTTTTGTATTGGCTATGTTTAAGACCAGCTTGGGCTTTTTTAATAGTTGCCATTTTATTTATATATTAGATTGTTCTAGACATTTAGGACATTGTCCTTCCTCAAGAGCTAATTCATGTATTGGGCAATGATCGTTCATTACTTCTTAGCCTTAGCCTTGATTTTCTTCTCCTGCTTTAACATAGCAGCTGTAGGCTTCTTACCAGAGCCTTTTGCAGCACGAATGTTGTCCCACAACCCACGTTGTGAGACAGAACCATCCTTGCGTTTAATCATTTCTTTTGCCATAATCTATTGATTTTCAGCCTCTTTGATAACACCAGATTCTACTGATCTAGCTAACACTTGCTCAATTGTATTGTTAGCTCTGTTAGCTAAAAGGATACGAGCAGCTTCTTCTGTAGCTAATTGTGAACGAAGTGAGTTAAGGATTACACCAAACTCAGAACCGTTGATAACAAAAATATCATCTGTATTCCAGGTGTATTTCTTGTTTGGATCGTACTTAACAGGCTCTTGAACAGGTTCTTGTACGTTTACTTCTTCTTGTTGCACTGGGGTTTCTACTAATTCTTCTGACATAGTTTTAAATTTTTGGTTTTATGAACAAAGATATGTATTTCTATAATATCTACCAAATTTATTTTATAGGGTGATATCAAAGACAATAGTTGCGGAACTCTTTATACTTTTAGACAGATCTAGATGGATCTGTAAGAGATTGTGAAACTTCAAAAGCTCTTCTAGCAGCATGTCATTATACCTAGGTATAGACGGTGCTAGTCTAAAGTGATAGGAATTAGGATTCCTAGTGATTTCTAATGTAGCTAACTCATCAACTGAGTCTATAATTCCCTGAAGGTGAGCAAAATAAGCAAGTTCGTTATCTTGCATCACCTCAGGAAAGAATTTCTTGTTAATTTGCATTAAGACAAGGTTAATAAGTATTTAGTTTTTGCTGCTTCTCCAGATAGAGCATCTGCTAGATTTGCTATATCGTGGTAGCTATTTGCTTCAGCATAGCTTTTTAAAGAGGATGCAAAAGATAAAAGTTTTGACACACATTCATCCCCTGTACAATTTGTAAGAGGTTCTATTTTATATGGAGCAGGACGTTTGCCTGTGTATCCCATAAGCTTCTCAATAACACCATCCTTGAAATCATGTACATAATCATATAATCCTCCAAGAGCTTGATGTTGAGCATAACTCTTTGTCTGCCAATGTAATAGATGTAGTTGCTCATGGAAATATGTAAGCTTACCAGCTATTGTTTCCAAGTTTAGTTCTCCTGATTTCATCATCTCATCAGGGAATAATGATTTTGCCATGTTGTTAGTTTATTAAGAACATAATTGTATGTTAGAAACATCTCCAGTCACTGGATCAATGTTTGCTGTGTACACATTTTCAGGTTGATCAAAAAGAACAAATGTAAAGAAAGCATCAGCAGTTCCTAAAAATGGACTAGTAAGGTTTGAGTTATTATAGAATCTTACAACCTCTAATGGATCAGATTGTAATGAATACAATCCAAGATTAGGGAATAGTTCACAATCTCTAGTAGGAGAAGACAGGTTACTAACTGTATAGTTAATTGCTGTTACATCATAATCAAAACTCCAACTCTTATCATTAAGAACGTTAGCTGCATCTATACCTGTTTGACTAGGTGATGCGTTGTTTCCTCCTGAAAGATCTACATATCCATTTGTAACAGCACTTTCACTTAATGCTACAAGAATATTATCCACTGCAGTTTGTGTCAAAGCACAATTGTATACAAGTAATTCATATCCATTACCACCTAAAGGTTGTGCATCTGATATAATCAACTCTGTTAGTCCTGTGTTACCAGAAAAATCAAATCCTTCTAGTACAGGAAGATTAGATATATCTACTGAACCTGTGATTCCAGATTGATCAAAGTCCATGTATATTAAAGAATCTAAACCAGACAAGTTAGGGATACCACCTGAGAAGTTGCTATCATCAAGACGTAACTCTTGAAGAGCTGTACATCCTGATAGGTTAACAGATGTTAAACTAGATGTATTAGTTCCTGGAATATCACAATCACTAATGTCAAGATATGTTAAATTGGGAAGATTGGATAAGTTTATAGATGTTAATCCATTATAATCTGCATTAAAGTTTTGCAGATTGGTTAGGTTTTGTAAACCTATTATTGATGTTATTACTGCTGCCATTTTTTAATAATTTAGTCGTTACCAGGGAAACTTAATTCTGTTACAGATGTGATGTCGTCAAAACAAACACGTACTGTGTACTGTTGACCTTCTTGAGCATATGTGTGTGACTCTTCATAAAATCCACCAGCCCCTGAATCAGGATGTGTTGTACCATCACCCCAATCAACAGTGAAGTTGATAGGTCCTGTAGTGTTAAAACTAAAGATAAAGAATGTACCATCTGTTGTGTCTGCAACAAACTCAATACAGTTTGAAGGAAGGGGAGGTACATTGCAACACTCGTTTGCATTGATTTCTACCCAGTTACCAACAGCAGGTTTGAACCTTTGTAGAATTGGACCACCAGCTATCACTCTACCTGTGCCATCATATCTAACCCAGGCTTTTAATTTATTTTGATTTGCCATTTTTTATTTAGTTTTAAGGTGCAGGAGTAGTTGTTGTTGTAGTTGTAGGACAAATATATGGTTCACACACAGGTAAATCAGCAAGTTCATATATTGCAGAAATGACACCAGTTGTTAATGTAAACACCTTTGCAGTTAAATAAGAACCAGTTAAATAATATATATAAGTACCACTGAATGTAATAGGAGGATTTCCAGGAGTTGTATTATATAATTGTGTTCCTACATTAAATCCTGCAGAAGCATAATATAAGAATGAACCTCCGCCATAACTAGGACTACCGCTAGCAAATATTTCAATCCAATCACATTTTACCTGAGCTGGTGTTTTTTGTGACCAATCTGTCTCCACTCCACACAATGTACCATTATAATTTAAAGTTATTGTTTGAAAAGAATCTGTTGTGGTGGTGGTGGTTGTAGGAGTTGCAGTTGTTGTAGTGGTAGTTGTAGGAATGTAATTACAACATTCGTATGCTTGAATTTCATACCATTTACCCACCTTTGGTTTTTTCTTCCTAAGAATTAAGCTACCAGCAACGATTCTTCCACTTCCATCGAAGCGAACAAAGGCTTTTAAGTCTCTCTTATTACTCATAATAATCGTTTTTTGTTAATATAATAATTTGTATTTTTCTTTTAATTCTATCAGTTTAGATGCATAATAGTGAGTGCAATACTTCTGACTGTTCTCATTATTTATAACTTCTTGTAAATGAGGATCATCTAAAGGATCTTGTCCTGTGTGATACTTTCCTTTATAGAAAGCAGGATACCCATTGGCTTCATCACCAACAATTCCTGCATTATGTAAGAGTCCTGTTCTCTCTAGTTTCTGAATTGGATCAGAAGACCAAGCAAAATCCATTTCAGGAATAATCTTCGCTTCTTGATTCCTATACCAAATAGCCCAGAGAACAGCCCACATATCAGCACACCAACTTTGAAAGCCTTTATTTTCATTCTCGAAGAATTCTCTGTTCACGTTTAGTAAATGTGTTCTAATTACCAAACAGTCTTCCAATACCTTTGCCCAAAACTCACTGTCAATATTCTTTAATAGGTATTGTGCTCCTCCTGAATGCTGATTATTAGCCTCAGCTATCTCTCTAGTTATGCCTGTAAGTTCTGCTGTTTCAGCTAGAATGTCTCTAGTTTTGTACAGCTCAATCTTTTCAGGCTTTACATCTTTAATCTTACTATCAAAATATGAAGCGTTGATATAACTGTTTGTATCAGATACATAGTTTATATCATCATCCAGATAAGCATCTACATTGAAATTCTTTGTAAACACTACGTCTGAATCACAATACATAACAGCTTTATCTTTCATCCCTGGATTATCTTCAAAATATCTTTTCAGACAATAAGGACGCAACACAGGAATATAAACTCCTAACATGTTACTAATCTTGTGCTCATCTTTGTAGAATACAAATTCAGCTTCTGGATAGAGGTCTATCACTTGCTGCCATTTGGTATTCTTTTCCCTATAACTAGGAATGAATATAAGCACAATTGCTTTGTCTGAATGTCCAATTTTTCTTAAGCTCTCTATCCATAAATGTACCTGCCATGTGTAATAGGTATCATCTGGTTGAGCACAGATAAATCTGAGATCCTTCATATATGTAGTTTGTTGGTTTTGTTTTCTTTATGGTGTGGCTGTAGTTGTTGTTGTTGTTGTACTATTAGCTATTGTACCCACTATTCCAATTAATTGATCAAGTTGTTTGGATATGTTCCAAAGCAACTGAGATTGAGGGTCCTGGCTTAAAGGTCTTGATGGTATTGCCATTTTATTAATATTTTATTTTATCCTACTTGATTTACTGTTACGATTAGACCAGGAATAGCAGGAACATTTCCTGAAGCTAACGCTGATGTTATCACCACTCCATTATCTACATTACTATTTATTTCCCACTTAAGTTGAACATACTCATTTGCAACTGTTGTTTTGAAAAAGAAATTCCAAGCAGCAACTACATATACAGAGTTAGAAGGAAATCCTATTTGTGAAGCACTTATAGGCACATCTGTACCATTTTGAGATAACCATATGTGAGCATGTGTAGCAGTGTTACCACTATTTTTTATCATCTGAGCACTAAATGCTATGTTATACACACCAGGGTTAGCTATAACTATTCTATTACCAGAAGCAACTGATACACCATTATTCCAAGAATCTGAATTACTAAGATTCATTGTAAGAACACTTCCTGCAACACCTGTTTGATTTGTGGTGTCATAGAAAGATCCTAGGTACCCTCCTGTTACACCTGGAGGACCTTGTGGACCTGGTACACTTACATTACAAAGCTGACATCCCAATTTCTCCAATTGCTTTGAGATTTGCCATAGGAGTTTTTCCTGAGGGCCCCAACCTATTTGTTGACTTGGTATTGCCATGATTAAAATTAATGTTCAAAGATATGTTGTTTTTTACTATAATCAATGAGTATCAATAATTTACAATAATCAAATTAGTTATATCCACTCTAACTTTTTTCGTTAGAGTTTTACTTTCCCTGTCCTCTGTATTTGCTTACAGCTTTTTCCTTTGGTCCACTAGTCTTTTTAGCTTTACCTCCCTTGCGTTTACCAAAGCTAATCTTTCTAACATCACCGCCTTTTGCTTTTGCCATTACTTGTATTTTTTAAGGATTTCTAAATTGGTTTTGATTTGTGTTGCTGTTTTTATTCCAGAACGTCTGCTACGTCTAGCAACAGGTTTCTTTTTAGCATTTGCCATATTGGTTTATTTTAATAATGAATAATACTCTTTGAAGTGTTTAAGTCTATCTGCTAAGCCATTATTACCACCATTAACACGTTTAGTAACCTTAGTAACCACCTCATCTGTAGCCCCCTCATCAGCAATCTTATGTAACCCATTCTTATGGAAGAACCAAGCTGCAGATAATAAAGGATATTTTGTAGCCACAAGCTCAGGGGTAGCAAGGATGTCATCCTCTACAGTTTTATCAAAAGCTGTATAGTTGTCCTTTCCAGTAAGCTGAATGTATCCACGTCCTCTGAACTTCCAACCTTCTCCTGAAGCCTGATTACCGTTACCCATTCTGTTTGCATAAACAATGTTAGCAATCTTCTCAGGCTTGCGTTTAAACTCTTCAGCACTTTCAGGTGTAAAGTACTTCTTAAATGTTACGGATAATCCTTTAGCACCATAGTTCAAGTTCTCTGTAACAACTTTGAATCCACCAGATTCATGACCGCATTGTGCCAAGAAATGAGCTAAACGCAACGGTGTGTTGATTTCAAACTTAGCCTGTACATCAGGAATCTGTGCAATAACATTATCAGGAACATGTCCCTTTAACTCATTTAGGTTCATTTTTCTTTTTCTTTTTAGCAGGTTTCTTTTTAGGAGTTGCAGGTTTAACGACAGCTGGTGCAGCTACCTCTACAGCTTTACCAGAAAGTTTCTTCTTACCAAATAGCTTCTTAATTATATCTAAAATCTTCTTCATGTTTTACTTTTTAAGTTTCCAAAATAACTGAAAGCCATAGTTTATTTGACCTTCAATATTGGTACCAACCTTTACACCATATATCTTATCGCTCTTAGTTTTAAAGAGTAATCCAAGATTTACATTTGTAAGACCTGATGTCTTGTTACCATCCATACCACCACCTATATATAATTGATTCTTAGGAGGAGTGTACTTAGTAATGGTTGTAGTTGTATGTACAGTAGGTATCTTATAGTTGTATTTATAAGACCTATTCTTTAAGCTGTTTTTATGTATTGTATCAGCTATAGCCACATAACCTAACGTATCTAGTTTCACTGTATCAGCATAGATGTTCTTTGCTAAATGAGAAACAACCAAAGCGTCATATTGTGCTTTGAGCTTAGGGTAGGATGTGTCAGCAATATATTCTGGAGGGGTTTGAATAGTGTCATGTATCACCTCCTTAATCTTTAACTTCTTGATAATCAATGAGTCATGAACTTTCCACAATGTATCATGTACTGTTACAGTGGTGGTAGGTTCCATTTTGGTAGAATTACATGATCTATCCTGAGTTAAAATTATAAATAGTAATATAACTATAAAAAGTGTTAGTGTTCTATTCATTAGTTTCAGATTTCTTGTTAATAAACTTGTCCACGGAAGCAATTCCAAAACAAGCTATGGTCAAGATTTTAAATGAGTCATATATGAACTCATTGACAATCAACTCTTTATGCATTGCACCAGTGATTATATCTGCAACTGCAAAGATTATCATGATTAAAAAAGAAGCAAAGCCAATTATAGCTTTCTCATTTATTGAGTTGCTGTCATCAAATAGACTAGAAAAGAATTTCTTCATGTTTTTCGTTTTTAATTATTTTTCTATTGTTAGGTAAGATGGCATATGTTTCCATCTCTAACTCTTTACTAGGTAAATCAAAAGGAACAGAAGCTGTCTTCTTATAGATAATCCTCTCTAGGTTATCTATGCGGGTTTTGTCTATATTAGACTGGGCCATGAGAGCTTTAACATCAGCTTTAATCTCATTAACATCGTTCCAAATCATCATTGCTAGTATTGATACTAGGCTAGGAAAAATCCAAACTTTAAAGTTCTGAACAGGTTCTTTCATCTTGTTTCACAAATGACAATAGCATACCCTTCCCTTTTAGGGAGAATACGCTATGTAGTTTAAAAATGGAGGGTTTATTTCTTTATTCCGTACTTAATCCACTTGTACCAAATACGTTCATGGATAAAATATACAAATGGTTTGTATGCCAGTTCAGCAACACTAAATGCAGCACCTATCTTAACACTGCCTGTTGCTATCCACATAAGAAGGAATCCGATTCCTGTGCTTACGAGTCTGTAACTTATAGTTTTTGCTATGTGTCTTTTGGTATTTACCATTAGAGCTTACCTTCAGCTTTCATTTGTTCTCTAATCTGTGTAGCAGATATATCGTGTATATCTTTGGGAGGTGTATGTTCTATAACATCGTAACCAATACCCCTACCAATATTGATAGATTCAATATCAGGTATAATAATAATTTTAACTCTTCCTTCTTCAATTAGTTCCATTAATTCGTTAGTGAGGTTCCACATCACCTCAATAGCAGACCAGGGATTCTTTTCATCAGGAGTGACATCTCTTATACAGAGAAGCACATTCTTACCTTCGTTTAATGCTTGGTCTATTAACCACCTATGACCTTTATGCCATGGTTGCCATCTACCAATGAACATTGCATGTCCATTTCCATTACCATTACCCTTTGCTAGAATCTTCATCTATGTAGTTTTTAATTTTAGTAATGCATTCTTCAACTGATAGGTCTGATGTATTTAGTTGTAACACTTTCTCTTCTAGATAAGGGAACTCAAAGTCCTTTACATGAAAACTCTCTCTTCCTCTTTCCTCTTTATAATGTAGATATACCCAGATTACATCAGGAACTAGACTATTTAGATAGTCTCTAGTTTCTTTGTAAGGATACACTACAGACATTATCACATCATTACCATTGTAATGTAGATATGTAGCAATGTCACTAGCTCTATTAAGGTTGTTAATCCTACCTTCTTTACTATAGTTTGTGTTCTTAAACATAGTTCTCAGCTGATCTCCGTCTATATGATAATCAATAAACATATGATTTTCATAAATTTCTTCTGCTAATGTAGTTTTGCCTGAGTGAGGCTGTCCAAATAATACTATTATCATTTTGTATATCTAAATGTTTTGTAGAACCATTCGTAGTTAGTATAAATCCAATCTGTAACATCCTTACCTAATAGTTGTTTAGCTTTAGAAGGAACAGGTTCAAGTTTGGTTCTGATAACATGGTCACCAAATGTACCATACACCTCATCATCTTCTTTAGTGACTTGTTCTATGTTATCAAAATCGTGTTTGAAATGAGGGATATCTAAGTATCTATATATCCTCATCATCTCTGTATCAGGATAGAGACATAAGTCTTCAAACCTTACAAATAACATCTTGCTATCTAATCCCATCCTAAATATCTCAGAGAGTCTTTCAAAAGCTAGTCCTACAGGAGGATTCTGTGCCCAGATGTCAATACGTTTAGGTATTGTTGTTCCTTGACCTTTAGCCCAATCTAAAATATCAGATTGCTTCTCTGGGTGCTTTCTAAAGTTATTCTCCATAGAAGCAAAGATATCACGTGGGTCTCTGACCATGCAAATAATTTTAGGCTCTTCTGCTTGTACAAACTTTAAAAAATCATAATGAATACCCCATCCACGAGATTTATCTACAATATATTTCTTATCTGTAATAGCGTTATAGAATGCATCCATTCCTGATTTAGCAAATGCTTGCCACCCTTTCTTCATAAGCTCAGCATCTTGTGCTAAGAACTCAGGAGATTTAGTGTAGTTAACTCTTGCTCCAAATATCAGTTCAAGAACACCGCTTGTAGGGGTTGCATATATGTCAGGGTTTTGAGCCAAGATGTTTTGCAACAATGTACTTCCAGCTCTAGGTAGAGAGCTTTGATAGAATATTTTATCCATATGTAGTTATGCTTTCAGAGAAGCGATTATATTATCAACGTTAAATATTTCGTGTTCCATATTATAAGGAAACTCTAATAGGTTCCCTGCTATATCAAACTTCTGAAAATATGCATTACGTAGTTCAGGTTTCTTTGTGTGTGGGTTAGCTAGGATATTACTATGAATATCATAACCAAATACCACAGGACTGTTAGCTATCCATAGCACTGTAGAAGGTTTATCCAGTCCAGCTGCTGCATGTTGTGCAAAGCTGTCCATAAACAATCTCTTCTCACTTAGCTCTATTAATACAGCCAAAGCTCTAAAGTTATCTGTTACAGGTATTGTTCCAGGAAAAGCAGTTTGATCTTCTCTTCTTATGTGGACAATGTTATAATCATTTCTAAATTCCTCTATAACATTCAGCACAGTGTTAGCTGGAATGTCTCTAGCCCATGAGTATTTAAGTTCCTGTCCTGCTGCACCACCATTGGTCTGCATTAAGAACATAGGTTTATCAGACTGAAACTTAGTACCAAAGAACTGACGTTCTCTATCAGTGAGATAGATTTGTGGCTTTACATTCTCAGGAGCAGGTAAACCATACATCCTAGTCCATGTATGACTAAGGTGTTCATCTTGTCTAATGTAGTGTGTATCCACATAAGGATCGTGTGCAAACACAGCAAACTCCTTATTCTCTATATAATCTTGATAGAAGTAGGCAGCTTGACCAAAGGCAAACGATCTGTGAACATATGGATTGTTCAAGAATACCTCAGGATAGCCACTAACCATAATCAGTTGATCATCAGGGTATTGGTGATGTATCACCTCGCACATTGATGTAGCAAGTATACATTTACCAATACCGCCATTAATTTGAAATATGATATTCATATATAGTTGATTTTATCCCCCCAAAGGTAAACCAACTATTTTGAATAACAAAATTTTTATTCAGCTTTTAATTGAGCTAAACGAGCTTTTTGCTCATCAATTTTAGCTTGCAATTCTGCTGCTTTTTGCTCAGGAGTTTTTGCTGCCTCAGCTGCTGCTGCTGCTTCTTCCTCAGCTTTTCTTTGTGCAATAAATGCTTCCATTTTAGCTTTTCTTGCTAATTCAATTTCTAATTGAGTTGCTCTTAATTCTGCCTCTAAGGCTGTTAAATCTACCATGATGTTTAGTGTTATATTTTGTTAAAAAATTATTTAAAATTAAAAAGAATTTATCATTCCAACAATACCTACTATAAGCCAAAATACATTTAGTACTACATATGCACGATTGTTCCTCTTCCACGCACAATACGTTAAAAGAATTGCATCTAATGTATTTATAACCCACATTGTAAAAAGTGGTGTATCTTTACTCATTATTGCTAGTATGCTAAATGAAAAGATTCTCATTGCTACTCCAATAAATTCTAGCAACTCTAATTTGACTATCTTCATTTTATTTTTATTGTAAATCAAAGTTACCGTTATTTACAATTTTATAGCTCCAATTACTAAATAGTTTAATATTCTTGTCTGAATAATGCAACATAGTTATATCATCAAAGTTGTTTCTTTTATATTTTTCAAGTTTTTCAGGTATAGGTAAATTCTTATAATCAATCCAAAAATTAGTATCTTCCTTATCGCAAACGTAATGATGCCTAACAAATAACATACATTCTTGATTAAGGTTTCTAATAAATTCATTATAAGTATCTCTAACCTCTGAGTATCTATCAATTCCTACCTTTAAGACTTCTTCATGAAATGCAAATAATTGCAAAATTGAAATCATTATGGATGTTGCCTCTAAGGGTTCCATAAATCCTGAACTCAAACCTACTGCAACACAATTATTTACCCACGTTTCTTGGAAACATCCTGAATTAAATCTTAAAGTGTTATTAAATGATACATCAATTCCTAAGTAAGACTTAACCTCCTCTTTAGCTTCAGCTTCTGTAATATAATTATTATCAAATACATATCCACAACCCCATCTATCCTGCAAAGGAATCTTCCACATCCAACCATACCCCATTGCAATTGCATCTGTCTTTACAAATTCTTCATTGTCAGTTCTTGGAAGGAAAAATGGAACAGCAGTATTTACTTTTAATTGGTCTTCATAAGATGTCCAAGATGAGTTATATAATCCTCCTATTATTAATCTTTTAAATCCACTACAATCAAAAACAAAGTTTGTGTCTACAACAGTATTGTCCTTTAAAACTATACTTGTAATGTTTTTATCTGTGTCTAAATTGAAATCAACAACTTCTCCTTCAATAACTTTAACCCCTCTTTCAATAGCAATACTCTTTAAGAAATCAGCAATTAATCTTGCGTCAAAATGATAGGCATATGATTTACTATAATCAGGAGTGCCATCAGAATTGTATTTACGCTGATTACCAATAAAATCATGGTCAAATTTCGTACCATTACCTGACCAATTTTCAAAGTTTATAGCTGCCTTCTTAGTACTTTTTGTTTTTTCAATAAAAATAGATTCGTCAATCCCCAATAAATCAATTAACATTCTTTTCAAATAAGGAACAGAACCTTCTCCTGCTCCTAATATACCTATTTCAGAACTTTCAATAACTACAACTTCTTGTGAAAATTGAATCTTTTTTACATACAATGCTGTCAACCATCCTGATAATCCTCCACCAACAATTGTTATATTTTTCATAATGTTATTTTAAATTTAGATGTTGTTCAATGGCTTCCAACCTTGCTCTTAGTGATACGTTCTCTTCGCTTAATTCTTGTATTCCTTTCGTTAATATTGGAATAAGTTTATCAGGACTTAATGAATATTCTCCGTTATCAGCTTGTTGTCCTACAGCTTCAGGTATAATTGGTTCAACTTCCTGAGCAATAAATCCAACTTGTCTATTACATCCTCTTCTATCTCTTTCTTGTTCATTCCAATCAAAAGATACTGGTCTAAGTTTATTAACGTCACATAACCCATAAGAAATGTCACATATATTTGTCTTTAATCTACAATCTGACGCTCCACGAACAAGTAATCCATTTGTACCAACGCAAACCGCAACACTTGTTCCAACTAAATTACAAGCCCATAATTGATTTGATGCAAAAGAACAAGCAATATTGTTAGTAACAGAACATCCAAATACACCTGAGAACATTGCTGATGCATTATTAGTTGAACCACCAAGTGCTGCTGAAAAATTACCACTTGCAATGTTATCACGTCCACCAAGAGAAGCTGCATAATTACCACTAACTGTGCTTGATTGACCTCCTCCTGCAAACGAACGATTACCACTTACAGTATTAAATAGTCCACCAACTATAGCAGTGTAATATGAACTTGCAGTGTTACAGAATCCTCCTCCTACAAATGAACCCCCTGAATATGCAGCATTACAATTACCACCACCTACAAAGCTAAAGCTAGAAGTAGCTTTGTTAAAACAACCTCCAGCTACTGTAGATAGTAAACCATTAGCACAATTTAGATATCCACCACCAATAAATGAAAAGTCACTCAAAATTGTATTTTGGCATCCACCACCAATAAATGAATACTTTCCCTTATGATTCCAATATATTGAAGGCCCCAACCAACTATAATAGCCACTCCAAGTTAAACACCCAGCCATATTACCACTTCCACTTCCAACACCTGAATTATCACCAATACTCCAGTTATTTATTCCTCCGCTAATAGTAGAACCTATTCCTACTGTACATTGCTGAGCCAACCCTGCATAA